AAAAAGCTTTTGGTACTGAAGGTGAGGACAAAACTACAGATTCATTAATTACAGGTACTGAAGCTGCAGACTATGATAATATGGATTTTGACGATGATGGCGATGGCAGTCTCTTCTCTGCTTCTCCTAGGACTCGAGTTGTAGTACCTGTAAAAGAAAGTCCTGTAGAAGCTTTTGTAAACCGTAACGGGACAAAGCTAAACGCGGTTTTAGAGAAGATTATGCTGATGGAGTCTATGATTCCAAAAGAAAAGCAAGTACGGATACGTGTTCTGTCTAATATGAATGCGCCATCTACGTACAACTCTAAAACGCATACTATCGATGTTCGTGCGGATATTACAGATGCAGAGTTTACTCATGAGCTGGTTCACGCATATACTGTGTGGGCAGTCACTAGTAAAGATCCGCGTGTGAAGCAGCAGGTGCAGCAGCTTGAAACTTTGCGGCGGAAGCTTACAAGCGCAGAAGGTCTAGCTGCAATGGGTTTGAAGTTTAGCGAATACCAAAAGTTCTTGAGAGGAACTAGAGTATTTAAGGATATACAATTCCGTAAGAAGAGTCTGTCTGATTTTGATGCAGATGCCCAAAGCGACTACAACTTTTTTACCCAGCAGGAGAATCAAGACAAGTTTTATGGCTTGACAGATATAAAAGAACTCCTATCGGAAACGATGTCCAACGCTCGCTTTGCTGAGCAGCTAGCAAAAGTTGACAGTAAGGTTGGGGAGAGATTGTCTAAAGCTAGAGGTACTAGTGTATGGAATAAAATCCTACAGCTTGCAGCTGATATGCTCGAAGCAATGAACCTCACCTTTGGTGCTAATGCTGCTACAGAAATCTCAGCTATAGGAGCTTCTGTAATAAGCAAGAGAGCAAGGTCTTTGGGTGCCAAGGTACCTTTTATTAATTCTGAAAAAAGTAAAGTAGAGTCTAAAAAAAGAATGTTTACTCCTCGTAAAGAGGGAGACGTTCGGAATGTAGATTCTATGATTGCTTATAAGAAGATTCGTATGGAAGAGTTTAAAGCTGTACGAGCAAAGTTTGCAGGAAACAACAGTGCGCTGAAAAGTATAGATAGAAGGATAGCTAAAGAGAAGGCAGACATAGAAGCACTAAGTGATGATAGTGTAACCGCAAAGTCTGTGTTGATGATGGTTGAGCGAGAGCTTGAGGACATCGACAATGTTATGTATCGTATGGCAGGTAAGATGCCTAACAAGGCTTACATGACGAGTATTCTCAGTGCTCAGACTGCTCTTGCGTTTTACAGTAGGTTTGCTAAACAGGTTAAGTTGAACCGTGAGAGCCGAGAAAAAGTTAGGGACTTGGTGGGTCGTGCTAATGCGATGCAAGATGACTACTTAGACATCCTTCGTGAGGCATTACGCAAGTACGCTAAGCAGTTGTATGCGGGTAGTCCTACAGCAGATCAGATCACGGACGACAGCTTTGAGACTATGGAGGCTATCAATTTCCTCAAGGCCAACTTGATGTCTGCTGGTCGTCAAGGTAGGATTGAGCTTTCTTTCTTAGACGATATTCTTAAGGTTGCATATGACGGTCAGAAGACTGACTATACTACGCGTGTTGAGGCTTATGAAATTCTGAGTGCTGCGTTTAAGAAAACTGACTACTATAAGAAGCATGGTTGGGAGGGACTGGTAGAGCTAGACGCCGACGGGAAACCTACTCCTAAAATTATCAGTCCTGTAAGCGGCAAGTGGAGTCTTGAAGAGCATAAGCGTAGAACAGTGGCTCTTACTGAAAACAGTGAGTCTGGATGGAAGAACTATTACGAGTGGCTTACTGAACATACTGATCGTATCGATGTGGAGCGTTTGTACAACCTAGACATTCGAGAGGTTACGCGCAAAGACGACCCAGCATACATGCTTCAGTTGGAAAAGAAGTTTGGTAAGGTTGGTACTAGAGAGCTTCTAGCTAGACAGGACAAGTTGATGGATCGTTATGCTGATGCTAAGGTGGCAGCGTTTGATGTCATCGATATGAATACGACAGGCGAAGATGCTAAAGAAAGTCGCAAAGCACAGAAGATTGCTTGGGTAAACTTGAACAGTCCTGCTGCTCACTATAAATACTTTAGTGGCAAAGAGCTGCGTCCGGCTAATGCTAAAAACCAATTTTTGTATCATATGCCTCTACCTAAAGTAGTGGGTAAAGAGACTGGGTTCTTAGATGAAAGGTTTGAAGATCTGCAAAGGGAAGATGATGCGTTAGCGTACTACAACTTTTTGCGGTCCCAGTTTAAGGAGATGATGGCAAGCTTGCCGCTGGACACTTACGCAGAAAACATTCATGCTGTAGAGCAGGGATTGTTTTTACCTGCTATCAGGAAGAAGATGGCTATGGATAGCATCAGTCCTAAGCAAGTAGTCTTAAAACAGCACAGTCGATTTGTCGAAAGTATTACAAGTAATGATGAAGAGTTAGAGGCTCGGCTGATTGATCCTGTAACCGGAGAGTTCCGAAGAGACATACCTGTTCACTTCATGAAGAGGTTTACTGAATTGAAAGAGCAAGAGTTCAATATGGACAAAGTGTATAAGAAGTTTACCATGATGGCAACTACTTATAAGGCAAAGAATGAGGTAGAGGATATTGTAAGGATTACCGAAACAACTTTGAATAATGTTGGAGTCTCTGTTACGAATGGTAAGGGAGAAAAGAGAATCAATAAGCTTACAGGATTAGCTTATGTACGAGAGAGTGGCGATGCTAGACAAAACATAACGAAGGCGGCTAGCGCAAGCATTAGAGAGTTTTATGGTCAATCTAAGCAGATGAACGAGAAGTACTTAGTAGGTGCAAAACGCGCTCGTACACTTGAGGAAAAGCAAAAAAAGAAAGAGCTAGAAGAAATAATAAAAGAAGCAGATGAAAGATTAGAGAATGGTCGGATAACTGAGGAGCAGCATATTGAGATTGTAGACCCCGTTATAGACAAGATAAATGCTATAGGCAGTAAAGTTGATTTAGGAAAGGTTCTCAGAGGTCTAACTAAGTTTACTCAAGCTCGTGGTATGGGTTGGAACGTACCTGCTGCATTCACAAACTACATCTTTGGCTCGATGGCTGTGTATCAACACGCTGCTAGGAGAACAGACTTCGATGAGCGTGATGCAGATAAGGCGTTTAGAACTATGCTCCACATGTCTTTGCATACGGCTACACTTAGGTCTGGGTTGTCTGAAACAGAAACAGCAAAGAAGATTCAGAACATGATGCTGCGTCTTGATGTATTGAAAGACTTTACGGAGGTTCGATATGATCCGCTTGACGACGAGACTACGTTTGATCAGATTGTTAAAGCCTTTGGCGTATATGAACTGCAACGTAGCTCAGAGTATTTCACGTATGGTCACGCTACTATCGCTGCTTTGCTTGGGACTAAAATTGGCGAGAGCAATGCTTGGGAGTTAATGGATGGTAAGGGTGTTATTCAAGCAGAAGGCTTTAAGCCAGGAGAAAAAGAATGGACTAAGCTGACCAATAAGATCAACCAAATTAACATGAACATTCATGGCAACTACGACCCTCAAAGTCCTATTGCCTTGAAACAGACTATGTTAGGTCCGGCTCTTATGCAATTTAAGAGCTGGGTTCCAGAAGGTTTTGCTCAAGAAGCCCAAGGTAAAATCTATGATTTGCATTTAGAGCGAGAAGTGCAGGGTATGATACCCTCTATATGGGGAGAGAAAGGCAAATGGTTTGCGCAGCTGCCTAAGATGTTGATTCCTATATACCGTAGGCATGCGGAGTTAGATTTCTCTAACCCTGTTACTGAAGAGAATGCTCGAAAAGCATATGCTAAGTTGTATCAGTACATGTCCTTAATGATGATGGCTGCTTTCTTTAAGGTCGCTTTAGATGATGAAGAAGATGACGATGCAAAGGGCATGCTCATTTTCTTGATGAACATCGCAGATAGATTAAAGAATGACCTTAGTTACTTCTACAATCCTAGAAGCTATCAGGAAGTCACAAAAGGAATGCCTACTACGGAAACTTTAGGAGACTTGTTTAAGTTTGCAGAAGCTACTATGCAGACGATGGCAGGAGACGCGACTATTCCGACAGGTGTATATGCAGGAAGGTCACGCCTGCTGCATCATGGAGGAAAGTTATTCCCTGCTGGAAATGCATTGCAGCGTATGGAGTACAACATCTCTACAAAGCCACAGTAAAAAAAAACATTATATGAAGAACCAAAGTTCCAACTATCAACCCTCACGCAATAAGCGTCCAGGGATTACCGCAAAGACTAAGCAGAGTTCTAATAAGAGTAGTAAGAACTACCAGAAACAGTACCGTGGTCAAGGCCGTTAATTTTAATCACTTACATTTATACTATGTTAGACTTTATTACTGAGAACCTTGCAGAACTGATTATTGGTCTGCTGGCATTTCTGAAGATTATTGTGAACTTAACTCCAACGGAGAAGGACAATCAGATATTTGGATATCTTGATACACTGATAAGTGCGATTATTCCTGATCGTCGTAAGACACCTACAGATTAAGTGCGCCTGGTAGGACTTGAACCTACGACCTGCCGATTATGAGTCGGATGCTCTAACCACTGAGCTACAAGCGCGAAAAAAGAGAGCTGAAATAAGCTCTCTTTTTTATTTATATATCCTCTAGTTGCAACTGCTGTAAAGAGGGCATTTACCATAAGGGTGTTCACAGATAATACACGTAGAGGGATCTTGTGACATTAGCTCAAACCTCTGTAGTAAATCATCGCATCCACAATTTTCTTGTACCCACCTCTGCTCTACGAATTCTAACGTAGAATCGTTTACAATCTTGTAAATATCACAGGGTGCAGTCCTGTAGTTTTGATCGACACATTCACATCCAATCAAAGCCCCAAGAATCATAATCCCTATTAAGGCTAAACAGGTATATGCTAGCAGTCTATTGAAGCTCATATGGGTACTGTATTCCAGTCTTTTCGAGGACGCTCAGCAGTAACTATATACTCTGTAGATTCGTATCTCCAAAAGTAGTATTTAAATCCGTCCTTGGCTGTTACAGAATATCGAAAGCTACCCTGTATTTCAAAATACATAGGTCTGCCAGTAATTCTGTTCCACAGATCTAAGGCATCGTCTTTATTTGTAGAGGACCATACCCAACAGTATCGGTTTTCATACCAAACTCCACACTCATAAGGACCATTGTAATCATATGTCCCTGCAGGCACAGCGTTCTCCACATAAGCTGGGCAAGGCGCTCGGTTTATGTGCTGCAGTGAGCAGGACGATAGTAGTACCAAAAAAATAAACGTAACTAATATTCTCATTGTTTCAAGTTTTTGTAGCTGAGGCGGGACTCGAACCCGCACGAACCATTCGGCTCAACAGATTTTAAGTCTGTCGTGTCTACCAATTCCACCACTCAGCCTACCCGATTACCAATCTATGGTAGTCGTATCATGTTTAGAAAGCCAATCATTAGCTTTTTTAAAATGATCACATCCAAAGTAACCAGCCTTACCACCAGCATATGCTTCAGCGGCAGGATGAGGAGCTTTGAGTATCAGATGGTGAGGCATCGTAAAGAACTTCTCATACACTTGAGAAGCTTTACCCCAAAGCATAACTACTAGAGGTAACTCTGCCTTTCTAAAACTCAATGCGCTCAATGTAGCTGCAATGAATTTTTCCCAACCATAACCGTCGTGTGACTTAGGAGAACCCTTGTCTACTGTTAGAATAGTATTCAATAGGAATACTCCTTGGTCAGCCCAGGGTTCTAGATTACCACCTGATATTTCTGCTCCAACACTATTGTATACCTCTTTCTTTATGTTGCGCAAAGACGGATTTATTTTAGTGCTACTACCTACATCAAAGGCTAAACCTGTAGCCGCTCCATCATGATAGGGGTCTTGTCCTAGAATCAAAACTTTGACCTTATCGAAATCAGTTTTGCGATAAGCCCTAAAGATGTTTTTTTGCTCAGGAAATACTGTACTGAAGGTGTAACAGATATCAATTTTATCTCGAAGCTTGTTCATGTAAGAAGACTGGAACTCTGTGTTCAGATGTTCCGACCAACCAGGACCGACTACATGCTCATATGTGTTACTCATCTTCCAAAGCTAATTCTATAGCACCACCCAATAGACTCTCTTGGCTTCTAGACCAATTACCTGATTGAGTATGCAAGCATATTCTGTTAATCAACTGACATGCTTGATGCCATCCGAGTTCTAGATAGCTGTCATGAATATGAAAGACTTCGCAGGGGTATTGCTTATTAGTCTGTACAGCAACGATGTATACATTCTTTAAAGTATATCCTGGAAAAGCATATGACAGAGCAAACTGGTAGAAAGCCATCTGCCTGTGGTAGTTGTATTTCTCAAGAGTCTCTTGAAATCTACCTAGCGGAGTACGAGTAGTCTTTAAATCGACTAGAGTAATAGACTTATCATTTTCATTGATAAGCACTCTGTCAACCTTAGACTTCATGTTCAAAGGAACTGGGGGTTCATCTAATCCAACATGCCATTCTTCTTTCCAAGTAATTTCAATCTCATTACGAGCTTCTGTAAACTCGCTATCTTCTCCTCCAAGGAGTAAGAAGTTAGCAAGGTCATTAGATTGAATACCATCGTAGCAATTGTGGACTTGATGAAATACCTCAGGACTAACCAGAGTCTTGTCCTTCAGCATACACAAGTCTGACCAGTACGACGACCCCTCTTTCAGCAGAGTATTAATTTTGCTTTCGAGAGAACGACTTTTATAGAAATCTATAAGCAAGTCTTCTACATTGTACTCGTTGAAGAAATCTTCTAGCGAATACTCATTCTCTAACCCCGCATGGTCCATACTCAGCATGCTCATGAACTTATCTATAAGCTCCTTCACTTTCGGCCCTGGAACATTTGTAGGCTCCATGTCGATAGTTTCAGGCTCTAAGATGAGCTGATGAACAAGAGTACCTAGTTCGAATCCAGAAGAGCTGTAACTTTCCAGGTTTCCATCCATGTACATCTTGAACATCTTAGGACTACCTCCCGCATTAGGGTCGATGTAGTTTAATGAGCTGTTACTGATAGCAGGTATATCAAAGTAGTCCATCAATCTTTTGATTCTGTTGGATCATATGTTCCGTTTTCTAACTCCGCAGTAATTCTGTCAGAGGTTTTAAGGTATGTGCCTTCAGGCATTTCGTCTACAGTTAGTTTGAATCTGTTCCTCAAGATAGAGTGAATTTGATTTCTTGCTTTCTTTTCTATAGATGTAGAGCTTTCATCATCAGTACCGCTGACGCTAACAGTGCCATGCCAAGTATCGCTACCTACAAATACAGCTTGGTAGGTAACAAGAAATACTTGTGCTCTTCCCTTCTTCTTCTTACTCAAAACATTTTGATTTGAGCGTCGTTTACATACTCACCTGCATTTAGGTCAAAGTATTTGTTTTCATGTTCATCAAACATGAAGTTGTCAGAAGACATAATCGGATCTGGCTGCTTGTAGTCTGCAAAATCATTGTAAAAAGCAAGGTTCTCAGGACTATGCTGATCGTTGAAATACAGCCAAGATTCTACAGGTATACTACCATCTAAGTAAACAGTAGTCTTCTTTCGCTGGTACCATTCTGGATGGCTTTCTAGCCTATCTATGTTAGGCATACTCTCCTTAGGAACAAGATAGACTTCTACCTTAAGATGATCACCATCTTCATGGTCTCCGGATAAGACAAATGGAATGCCTTCGCAAATCATTCTGAGTTTGTCTTTGGTCTTTCCTGTACCTAGATACTGAGCGTTGTTTAGATAATGGTTATTACCATATCCCCGTCTTAGTGTACCATACACAGCTACAAGCTCGCCTTTCAGCACATTCTCTTTGCTAAAGAAAATATCATTTCGCTTGAACCACTTACCTGTAACACTGGTACGAACCCCTTGCTTAGTACTCAAAGAAGTTAGGAACCGAGAATCAGTAAGACTCAAGATATCTCTCCAACTATGGCCTGAAATACTACGCAGCGTTTCAGCCACGAATCTGCTGTCACTCATAGAAGTATCCCAACTACGAGGAGTTTGGACTGTACCATTATGGAACAGCCAACACCTCTCATTGATTTTGATAGGTTGAGTGTTGTCCATGTTAACTGGACCAACAGTTGCTAACCTGGCATGGAAGACATAAGGTCTTTCAGTTTGAAGCCAATCATAGGCTTCTTGTGGGTCCATTGTTTTGTACACTTCTCCAGAATCTGTCAAGAGTATGCCAAACCCATGAGGGTTCAGCAGAATACTCTTAGCAGCAATTTCTGAGTCAAGCTTCCCTTGGACTCTCTTCGATATAATCACACACATCTAATGACAGTTGTTGTTTGTTAGAGTTACTTACGGACTTTGCGGGAAGTACAGGTACTCTCCCATCGAAGACACCCTTTGGCACCTTCGCTTTGATTTTTGAATATTCAGTAAAAGTGAATACTCCTTCTTTCTTGTATGCTTTGGTATAAGCATGTACTAGCATAATCTTTTCGCCCAACTTTTTAGTGTAGACTTTAGCTAGATGTCTGTGCAAATTAGAAGTCTGGTCAAGTAGCATCTCATAAATTCTATCTGCAGTTATTGGAGACTTAGAAGACTCTAAAGCTATAATCCTCAATAGGTTAATTCTCCAAGACAATTGCTTTGGAGACTTGATTCCTGAGAATAGCCTAAGCTCTACTTTGTCTGACATAATATGAAATGCACAGTACTTGTTGTTCTTCTCCATATCCTTGTCTACAAAGGCTGCGTAGCCGCGAACCTTAGCTCTTTTAGGAAAGAGAGCATAGAGCAGTGGAACAAAAGGTTCTATTGCCGTAAACAGTTCTAATCCAGATTTGCCTTGGTTGGATATAGTCATGTGACCACCACAACGAATACTTGTTTCAGAGTTCAATAAGAATCCTAAAACAGGGTTGTAGATATGGTTATGTATCTCAGGGCTAAATAAATCGTAGATAGGGCTTACTAGCTCAAACCCACCATAGTGTAAGGATCCATCTCGCTCAGCTCTCCACGAGTGTGGTAAGTACATCTCTTGATATCCTTGATATTGCTCGCATATTGCTTTACCATCATAGTCTTCTTTCTCTGCTTCAATGCCTAATCTCCATAGAGTAGTAGGTCGACATTCCCATATTGAAGGACCAGAGTGATAGCTATAGAGAGAACCTTGTGCATGCGGAGCATCTGCTTGTAGCTCTGCAAAAGCCTCAGCTCTAGTCATGGTTTTGTAGGAGTATGCATGTTCTCAAAGTTTTTTACTTCGAGCATCACACCTAGTATATATGCTTGGGCATTTATTTTGTCCTCCAAATACTCTTGTGTGAGTCGTTGGACAGTTAACATACTAGTTACTCCATACTCTGTGTCAGGCTTCTGCTGCTCAGAGATTTGATCGTGAAAGAAATTCTTTATCTTACTCATGCTATTTCATTTGGGTCTGGAATATCTAAATCCAGAGCTGTTACTGCCCACTCTCTAATGTCTTCTACGTAGGTCATAAACTCTGTAGTAGACAATCCTTTAGTAGAACGGAATTCTGTTCCCTCTACTTCTTCTGTTACTGCGTTAAATACGTCAGCTTCTAAAAACTTGTATCGCATGTACTCGTGTACATGATTCTTAGTTAAAGACCCTTGGTAGTCCAGGGGGTCTAAATCATCTGCTCGCCATCCCTTACTTACTAAGTCACTCCAAATCATATAGATAAGAGTACCCCAATAGTACTTGTTCTGTTTTTGGCTGCGCAAATTGATTGGCCTTACCAGTATCTCTACTGTGCGACCATTGAGCTTGTTAAGCTCTTCTGCCCATTCTGCTTCTTGGTGGACTTCTAAATGTCCTTGTTTAATTCGTGCTGTTACATTAATCATGTATAAAAACTATAGTGATTTCTATCGTCACTTACTATATGGAAAACCAACTTCCTATCTTCCTCTTTTTCAACAGGATAAAACTCCATGGCTGCAGCTTGACTGACAAATTTTATGTTGTCGTCAGGCAACTTTCCTTCTTGAACCAACAAGTCTTGGAACACTTTACAGTAAATCCATTTGTTGTCTAAATCCCAATCTGCTCTACCAGGCATGTCGTGAAACTCACAGTGTAGCTTAACAGGAAAAGATTTAATCTTTCGAACCTTCCTAAGGTAAGGGCGGAAAGCATCTTTGATTGCATTAACTATCTTGACTCGCATGACTGGTCTTGTGTTACCAGCATAGAAGTCTTGACCGTTAATCTTCTTCATACGCGGGGTGTTTACACTCCTTGCGTTACGAATGATTGGCTGTCCATCGTTAGTACATAGCCTACCCTTTCGGTCATATCCGAAGGTTGGATCTTGGTACTTCTTTGGAATCTTATCTTTACTAGTGTAGTAAGTTGCTCGTCTCCGGTTGCTCATCTTCACGTGAGTGATGAACTGAGGTATTGTTACCGTTGCAATAGTTGGCATATGCCGAAGATACTACTTGGTTTACCCAAGCTCTTCCTTGGTATTTGATTACGTCACTAATATCCTTGCCTCCAAAGTTTTCAGTTCCAAAACGACCGTTGGTAAAGAACAATGCAGGGATACCATATTGTTTACGTATGTAGTTAGCCATTGTAACGCCAGCTCTATCAAAGTCGTAGACCGTTACTATTTGTGGGGTCAGTGACATCAACTCCTCCATGTAACTTGAGTCAGGATACACTGTTTCTGACTGAGGAGCTACAGCAGTAATTCCAAGTTCATGAAATACCATGACGTCTTTTAGACTCTTGGTAAGGACTACTCCTTTGCGGTAATCTCTGAATATATGACTGCCTTGAACTACTTGGCAGTTACACATAAATCTATTTGCACTTCTTAAAGGGAAATAAATTTTGTAGTTGCCTCCTCCAAAGTTGTAGGCATAAGCCGGATCGCTGGTCTTATCGCCGTAAACGATTTTCCCATTGACCCATACTATGCTTACTGCAGATACATGAAACAGTTCTAGAGTGGCTTTTGATATACCAAATTGTGTCCAGTATTTGCGGTCGCGATCATCCCATGAACGTCTTTTGACTTCAATCATGGTATGGGACTTGCCACCCACTACTTTTTCATGCTCTTCTTTAGGTACGGGATTACCTGTAAGCAATCCAAAGTCTTCGGCTATGAGATTCAGGGCTTCTCTGAAACTGCAGTTGTGCATATGCATAACAATCTTGAAGCAGCCTCCAGTAAAGAACCCTGCAAAATCATTGAAGAGCAGGTCGCCCTCCTTATTGTAAAAGAACCCACAACTAGGGTTGGTGTCTTCACGCAAAGGAGAGCAAAACCTTTTCTTCAAATGAATCTTGCACCCAAGGTAGCGCTCCATAATCTGCTCTTGAGAAAGCTTATTAAGGATATACTCCCTTGTGATATCTGGTGCAAGTTCATACATTACCAGGACTTACCGGATAGTTCTCCAGTAGACTCCGTACTAGGTGTAAATGAATCCTCCTGGTCAGGTTCAGGAGCATCTACAATATCGTACTTAGGGTCAATGCGCAAGCGGTTAGGCTCAGACATTGGTTGGATGAAAGCCTTGTATGCTTTCTTAGGAAAAGAAGTATACTGGCTGTTCTTCTTGTATACAATCTTCAACCGCACAGGCTTATCAGTATGTTGATTGCCCAACAGCTTGATGATGCCTGCAGCAAACTGATCAAAGCTATCTGCCTTAAAGACACACTTGTCTTTAGGGATGAACGATGCTAAGATGTGCTGCACACGTTGACCTTGTTCGGTAAACTGTTCCTTAGCCCATTTCTCAGCTTCTGTTTGAGGCTTGTTCCAACCCTTAGCAAGGTTCACAAGCTTGTTGTAGTCAAGAGGCCACTCAAGGTGCTTAAATGTTGCGCCATTAGCGTCACTAAATAAGAACTGAATGACATTGTCATTGCTGTCAGGCTTCAAGGGTTCAAACAGAATGTCCCTTAGAAAGACATTTTCATTAATACCTGCGGGCAGTCTGTTACTGCCTCCTGCTTCTGGTGTTTTTTCGTCGAATCCGTACATTACTTAATCATATCTGGGTAAATAGTTGACCATTCAAGGGGGCAAAACTTTCCTGCTAAGGCAGGTAAGCGAGTTCCAGCATCGGTGTTTGTGCCACCTCGGAAGTCTACCATGAGGGTATCCCCATCACGATATACTCTACCGATGCCATCCATTACTGAACACATTTGAGTCTTCAGCTTACCAGTGAGGTTGATTTGATCCACCTGGATTTCACCTTCTCCGTGACCATCTTTTTGATGACCAATGACTATAAGGTGTTTGCTAATACGCGCAAAGGCTTCGATGATTTGCATCACCTTAGTCTTCATCATAGACCAGCCCTTACCATGAGGTAAGTCGCCAATGTGTTTGACTTTATGGCTAGCGCATATATCGTCAGTCACCCATTGTTCAATGTGGTCAATCGTATCTAACACAACAAAGTCAATTTCACTCTGGTGTTCTTTAGCATACTCCATGGTAGCGCGTAGTCGTGGTAATCCATCAACTACAATACTATATGCACCATCGCAGTAGCTAGTGCCACCTTTTAACTCTCCATCATATTCACCCTTTACTTCAGTGTCAATGATAAGGTGTCTAGGTAGCTTAGAGACACTTGTGGTTTTGCCTGTTTTTGGCTTGCCATACAGGAACAACCTGTGTGGGCTTTGTGCTGCTTCAGTTATTTTAGGTTCTACTTTCATGATAATTTACAATGTGCTTCAAGATTTGCTAAGTTCATTCTAAGGCTGGTCAAGATACGTTTTCGCAGATAATCTAGCTGATCTTGGTTGACAACCCTTTTCATTTGGTCACCTAAAGTGAAGCTTTTATGCTTGATGAACTCAATCTCATCAGCGCTGCTCCAATATGACAGATGTGCATCAGGCAAAATTATAGTTGCCTTGTAGTTGCACTGAGATAGGTGTTTTTTTGGCTGGAGTTGCCACGTAAAACATTGGATAAAGACATCTCCATAGTTTACGTCTATCTCTTTAACCGTACTGGGGTTGCGAACTGTTACGGTTTGAGACACTGTTGTCCCAGTCTTCGAATGTGCCATGTCTTAATTTGTTTTTGAGTAAAACAATACTTGCTTGACCATGTCTGTTTTTGAGGCAATGCAAGGCTACTAAATCAGCAGTAGGCAAGTTGTTTCTTCCATAGTTTACTAATCCTAGTAGTTGCGGTTGGTGTAGTACCATGACCACATCTGCTGCATGGTAAAGCTGCTTGCTACCATGTATATCTGTCTTCATTGGGTAGTGAAGAGCAGGAGAATCTGGATTACGTCTGTGCTCGCCTTCAATCTTATCATTGAGCTGAGAAAGCAAGATGACCATAATGCCATATTCTTTTCGCATCTGAATAAACATCTTACCTAACTCAGCAAGACTTTGTATCTCATTCTCTCCACTCATAGGACTTACAAGAAGAGTGTGGTCTAAACAGACTACCACTCTACTACCCTTATTAGCTTCTAAGAAATTCATGATCGCTTCAAAGATTTGCATGCGATTGCCTGGCCTTTCTACAAAGTAGATATTAGGCTCATCAATTTGTCTCAACTTGTCTCGAACAACGTTTTGTTCAATGTCTGTAAGAGATTCATCTGCTTGCAACATCTTATCTAATCCAACTTTACTCAAAGCAGAAACCCTACGTAGTATTTCCATCTCTGCACTCATCTCAAAAGTGAAGTGCAGGACTTTCACGGGGTCGCTTGGATTGATAGCAGGAGAAGTAAAGTCTCGGATAAGGTTGTTAAGAAACATACTCTTACCATGTCCTGATGCTCCCGCTATTACGTAGAGCATGCCAAACTGAAATCCTCCAAGGAGAGATTTGTTTACTTTCTTCCACCTTGTCTTAAGAACAGGAACAGTACCAGTCAAGTACGACTTGATACTATTCTCTGCTTTTTCCAAGGCCGATCCCATGCTAGTAATTTCTAGCAGACTCTGGTCGTTTCTCATATGATACGCTCGTGAGGTAATGACTCAGACGTATCGTCTTTCATCATTTCCCATATATCGACAAAGGCTTCTGATTCTAACCACTTGTCAATGCGCTGATTGATGAGCTTCTTGTTCACCGCATACTCTAAAGCACCCATAACCTCATTGTGATTATGAACTGTACCGATGTTTTGGTGATACCACCTAATCATCTCCTCTTTGTTCACACCTTTGGCAGGAATGCTTTTGCCTGAGATGTTCAAGTATGCAGGATACTTCTTCCAAAACTCCTCTCCATCTTGCTTAGTAGCAGTGTAGAACTCCTTAACGAACTTGTCTGTCACTTCGTAGTAGTCTGCAAAGGTGTTGTCACCTGAGGGATTAGTATTGACTATAAGTCCTATCAACTCAAGTTGGTCTAAATACTCTCTGGGGAAAGAGAATCCTTCTTGAGCGATTTTGTATAGCAAGTCATGTCTTCGCTCATAAATAATTTGACAGAAGAATAGCTGAGTAGGGTTGATGCCTAAACTCACTAGTACGTCTACATATTTATCAAGAGCGAATACCATTACTTACCTGTTCTATTTTCATATTAACTAAGACTTCTTGGACTACGCTTTTTACCTCTTTCAACGTAGCTACTGTTTTAAATTCTTCCTGGAGTTTCAATTGAAATCTCCATGCAGAATCATTTACCTCACATGTATCATCCGTGATTAACATGAGGATTTCGGAATAAAGAGTTTCCGATGAGACGTGATATCTCTTGCAAGGAGTTGACGTACTGCACTCCTGTACTCTTGGCTTGCCTCTTTCTGAGCCATGTTTCATCTTGTGTATCTTTTAGATAAAGGTTTATTACAACGCCGAGCTTTCCTTCTTTCCAACGGATTGCACGGCCTGTACGTTGAAGATCCTGTCTTGGAGTTCCAGAACCTGAGCAAATTATCGCTAATTCAATTCCATCCACATCAAAACCCTCATCCAAAGCTCTTGCAGTATGGATGATGTGAGTATCTGTTTTAGGGTCAGAGAAATCTTCAAGGATTTGCTTACGCTTAGCCTTGTTGATTTTGCTGTGGAATGCCTTGCTCCAAGGCTGTGTTTTTTTATCTAATTCTGAGGCAAATTTTACGCTCTGACTGAAGGTTATCATAGGAACATCATACATATCTATAATTTCTTTAGCAGCTTCTTGCTTGCTTACAGAGTTATAGATGAATGTCATTCTAGCTTGCATAGCCTTTCTCCAAGCTCGAGCTTTATTCAGCACCTCTTGCTCTGTCCACCCGTTAAGTTGCTGGGTGTACGCCTGCAAGTATTGGCGATTGTTGCCACAACTCATAGCGATGTTGTAGCGGTTATTGAATAGAGCAAAGTGCTTGTAGTATGAATCGACAATTTCTTTGTATGTACTAGCTTCTTCGGCATTCATCCGTACACCGAGGTTCAGTATCAAAAACTTCGATACGTAACCGTTATCGACAGCTTCTTTTAGAGTTACTCGGTCTATGACAGGTGCGTACTCATCAATGAGATAAAAACGCGGGTCTTCAGTGTCTAGAGTAGCAGTCAATCCAAGGATGTAACTGTAGTCTACAATTTCGAAGATGGTGCCAAAGATCTTCGAAGTATAGTTGTGAATTTCATCAAGTACAAGCAAATCACACTTATGACTTGTCTTCACAGCGGTGTTAATCACCATTACCTGAGTGTTGGTAATTCCTAGTTTACGACACCCAGCTTCCCATTGACCTTTAAGGTTAGTAGTAGGCACAATAACTAAGGCTGTACCTTCTGGTTTATTTTCCTGGAGGTTTTTTAGGATAAGGAGAGATACATAAGTCTTTCCGAAACCTGTCACAGCTTCTAGTGTTCCACGTCTACCTGATTCAGTCCACCTTTTGATGACTTGTTTTTGTCTTGCAAGTTTGTTTAAATCAATTTTCATACCGGAACTGTGTAACGTGCTCTTCAGTGACAAAATCTGTACGTGTACCCCAGATAGCTCCCATAGGTTGATCAACGAAAATGTCAGCCATACACCCGTCATTTACTTCGCAAAGTGAAAATCTAGTGTATATCCATTGTTCTATGGTAGCCCAACCGGATGACATTTTAGGATCACAGAGGTCTATCTCTAAAGGAACAATACATGTTTTAGACTCATTTGCATTGTATACATAAGTATGCGTAGTAGTAGCGTAGTATTCCTGCATCTCTTCTCTAGGGAAGACTGGAGGAATCTCATTCTTGTGAGCCAGTTCAGCGCCTTTGGGAGTAAGGAACATAACTGATTCTATGCCGCCTGAATCACCTACACCGTGGTAGTTAATCTTGATGACAGGATAGTCAGTAGGTGTGACACGAGATAGAGCATAGCATTCATTGATGATAGTGTTGAGTGCTTTTGGAAGTATATCAGCTGATAGCATGTTGAGGTAGTTTACGACCGGTCATCCAGAACTCTTTGGGTAGGTTTTGGAGCCAGTCTTTTACTGTAGGTATACGTCCGAGATCTTCTCGGATGTGCTGTTCGGCAATTGTCCTAACTGGAACTTCTTTGCCATCACTGTTGGTTATTGTGACACCGAAATGTTCTTCTGCCCAAAAGACTCCAAGAGTGTGATGTCTTAGGGCGCGGTGTCGGTGGTCAGCATATGAGGATTTACTTGCATCTAACCAATTATGGATAGGTAAGTAGTCGTCAGGTGTACCACCATGAATTCGTGCAGAACTTTGGCTGTGATGAAAAGAGTGTGCCATTATGTATTGAATTGGAGCACAATCCTATTTACATCTACATTGTGCTTCTTACACTTCTGCTCAAGCTTGTTCAAGTCACGTATATAGCATACGGTGTATTGAGTGCGTAGATCTACAAGTATGTAGAATATTTCGTTGCTTGAGGTCTTTGGGTGGGGGCCTTTGAGTATAGCCCAGCGGAAGAAAGACTTATCCTGGCTACTAATAGTCAGTGCTTTACTTACACGCTGGGCCTCACTCAGTGCCGCTTGAACTGTTGAGAGTTCACGGATGTCCATCTTAGTCTCCCATTACAATGTCGGCATGACCAGTGACGTGAGCCAACCGCTTAGTCAACCGATCATTGTACTCACCGTAAGTAGAGGCACGACTACGCTTCAATGCTTGAGTGCAGTTGTTATAGAACTGCCACATGTTGCCACGAAGCTCACCATCGGCATTGACATATGAGAAGTTCTCACTCTCTGTTGTCTCTTTCTTGATATCACTAAGCATACGAGGCGTAATGATATTGTCAAAATATAGCTGCCCTGCAAGCTTGCCGGTGTTAGTATAGTCAATAGGCACACGCTTCCATTCTTTACGCAGCGCTTGGCACTTCTTGAACTTAGGTTCAATCTTATCGATAGCCTTACCTAGGTCGTCTTGAATAGATTGCCAACGATCCCGGTAGTGCCTGTGTCTTTGGATATCTCCATCAGACCACATCATGCCATTTGTACATACGCGCACTACACTGCCAGTAGTAAATGTTACTGCACGAGTCTTATTGTAGCTATTCCAAAAGGCTAGCATTTGGTCCATCTCTAGGTCATTGCTAGAGATGTGCAACTTGCATAGCATCACTTGTCCTCCCGCATCTGTACCAAAAGATTCATTGGTAATAGAGAGGTTCTGTTCTTTGATACGACTAACTACAAAGTTGTAGAGGTCTGCGTTAGGTATAGGTCCATATGTACGTGTTGCTGTAGGTACAGGTACATCAAACATTGCTTGGCGAGAGGTCGGTCCCGCTTTTATGGGTACGTGCTGGGGCATTACTTAAAACTTTAAGGTATTGGGTTATGTGTTGAATCTCGTTAGAAATCCGTTGAATTTGTAGGGGAGATAGGCTCTCCTCAATAGCCATGTAACTAGTTAATCGGTTCAAATAATCAGCCCAGTAATTAATACGCTGTTGCTGATTCATCAAGTAGTACTCTTTATTAGGTACTCTTATGCGGGTTTTTACTTGCTCCATTTTTCTGTTATCTCGACCTCTGCTTTGAGTAGGTCATTTCCCATTATGTGTTGTGCTGCTTCTTCCATTAGCTTTTTTAGAATAGCAGCCCACTCATCTGCATTTTCTTCTGCGCAGACTGTATCTATTTGATCATGTACAGTCATGACGAGAGTAGCAGGGAAGTTGTTATCTCTGATATAGCTGTGGCAAAGTACTAAGGCATGCTTAGTCATGTCTGCTGCAGTACCTTGAATAGGTGTGTTTTTTGAAATCCTTTCTATCCTTCCCTTGATTGCCATGTCCATATACCCTGGTGACCAATCGTCAAACCAACGTATACGTCCCCAAGGGTCGAATGTTTTGATGCAACCGTTACGTACTCCGTAACGTGATTGTGAATCTAGGAACTCTTTAATAGTTGGAAAAGCTTGGAAGTATTTATCTATTAAACTTGAAGCATCCTTCATAGGTATGCTCATAGTTTCAGATAACTTCTTCGGCCCCATACCATAAGCAAGTCCAAAGTTGATACTCTTTACAGTAGTCCGTAGCTTCTTGTGTTCAGGGCAGCTGCATTTTTTCTTGCCGGCATAATATGCGCAGTCATCTAATGCAGCATCTTTCCATTCCTGTCCGAATACAAGCTCTGCACATACAGAATGCAAATCATGCTTCTGCTGCAAAGCATGATTAAACACAGGGTCTTTAGACCCGTGCGCTATAATGCATAACTCTTGGGAAGAGTAGTCAGCTGACACGAAGACATTACCTGGCGTTGTGATGAAACAGTTACGATAGCTGTTATCTGCAGGTATCTGCTGCATGTTAGGTTCTTTACAGGATACACGACCAGTCCTTTTGATCTGAATAAATCGAGGATGAATCTTGCCATCACTCCACATATTAGACAAGAACTTATCTCCAAAGGAAGATACTTTCTTGGACTTTTCTCGGTACTCCTTCATCATAGGTGCGAGCTTAGTCTTGCTCATCATCTTGATGATTTCGCTATCTCCAAAAGATTCTAACTTCTTATCGATACACTGAAATACTTTGAGCACTTCCATAGGAGACTCCCAGTTAATACGTGTACCGGATACGTCAGAATCTGATAAGAACATATCCGTTTGATATGTTGTATGTCGAGCCGAATCAAATACTGGGTCGGTGTCGACCATAGTATTCATATCGATCTCTAGCTGTATAGCTTCAACCTTAAGACTTTCTACCTGTTTCTTCCACCGGTCTACATCTATACTGAGACCGTTGTATTCTATCTCAGTGAAGGCGAGGACAGCATGGCATTCTAGTTCAGCAATCTTCATAAGATTGTGCTCTTGAAGAGATTCTATCTGCGTCGTGAGTATACTTGGTAGGTATACTACGTCGTCTAAAGCATACAGAATCTGACGTTCAGTGAGCATAACATTCCCATTGGTATTGCCAAATGATGCGCGGACAGATTTATCTAAATCTACTTGGCAGTAGCGTTGAACCACAGCTAGTAGAGACGCACGTTGATTAGTGCCATTGACCAGTATCTGTTCTACAATCATAGTGTCGAACACCTTCTTAGCTGAATAGCTGTATGGCTCTCGACGTAGAAACTTGAGATCAAATTTTATGTTGTGACCTACAAGCATAGATGCTGATTCTAGGGTAGGTATCAAGTCAGGTATATCTAGGTCATCTCCCAAGATGAATACATACTGATTAAGATGATCGGTAGCCATCTGTACAGTAAGTATATCATCATTGAGAAAATCAAAACCTGTAGTCTCTAAGTCTATGTATAAGAATGTAGCACTATGCAATGCAGCACACGCATTGTTAAATGTCATACGCTCATACTGTGTAGAGTCAGGGACAGATACTGATGGAGGGTAGATAACGTATTTCACTACGTTAAATTAGTTACTCATCCTCTTCTATCACGAGGTTTACTTGGGTTTGCACCCATGTCAATGTGCCTTGGTCTGCAGCACATTGCAATTTATAGTAAGGCTCTAGTGTGATAGGAGCCTTGCGTGATGCTTGCTCTTTGTGGATAGCTACAACGACTTGACTAAGCTTGTCAGCTACGTCAAACATCTTATTTACCTTATGATTATGTCTGGCTTTTCTCTGCAACATATCATACAGTGCTACCGCGAGCTGGCTTTCGCTTAATTGGTCGATGCTAAACTCTCTACCGTTCTTATCACGGTATACTACCTCATTAGGTTCAGTTGGTATTTTTACTGGCATGTTGAATATTTTACTTCTCGATAATAAAAAGAGGGAGCAGCATTTGCCACTCCCCCTTTCTTAAGACCTACTTAGTGCTCAAATCTCGATAGACTCGTTTGACACGGGTACTACAATGCGATTGCCGCGAGTAGGTACTACGCTGTCGTCACTAAACAATGCACCGAGATGTACAATTGTGCGACCGCTACGCTCAAAGGCTTGAGACTTACGCATCTCAAAGTCGGCACCGTCTGGATCGCCCTGCACAAACACAGTAGCTGTAGAGACAGTACGTTCACCAATCATATATGGCTCTACCGTAGTGCGAACAATGACACCTTGAATAGCCTGCCCTTCACGTGCATTCCACACATAATCAGGACGTGCCTTCGGGTCATCCAGCTCAAAGTAGTACGGGATTTTGTATCCAGTAATATTGACAGTCATCTCTGGACCAATGACAGCCAGTGCTTCGCCTGTCTCAGGGTCAGCAATCTCTTCACGACCCTGCAACTGTTGAAGAGTCACACGGTTATACTCACGACCATTCTTGTCTGATTGAATAGAATGGGATACTACACGAACAAAGTTCTTAGCTTGATTACTCATGATACTTAAAAAATAGAGGTAAAAGATTTAAATTAGTACTGATTAAATTTTAGGGCATGGCACGTAACTCATTAGCTGGTAAAGGGCGCACGTATAAACAACGTGGCATGACTGCGAGGAGTATCGCAAAGAAGCGTAAGTATGATGCTCAATACCAGAAGAAAAAATCAGCGGTAAAGAAGCGCGTCGCTGCTAATAGAGCTAACAGACGCGCAGGGACGTATGGTAATAAGGATAAAAAGGATGCCTCCCATACAAAAGGCGGTAAGATTGTGATGGAATCACAGTCAAAGAATCGTGCTCGTAATGGCATGAAGAAGGGGAAAAAACCCTCATCTCGTCGCCGAAACACGAAGAAAAAGTAAAAGGGCCGAAGCCCTCTTACCTATAACCAAATAAAACAAACTGCTTACAACGTCTCTTTCGTCACATATATGAAGTCTATATTGTGAGTGCAAGAGGTACTTTGGAAAAACATTCTTACTTGCATATACTCTATACTACACAGTCAAATATACTGCTTTATTTGATATGAGCAAGTACATATAGATATTAGATATATGGCCTATTCACAAATACCTGTACAGGCTGTGTGATTTCATAAGTAATGTTTTTGTCTTTGTTTGCACGTACATAAATACGTGCTTCTCGCTTAGCTAGTTCTGCTGTGTGAGAATAGAAAGCAGTGCGATATTGTTTGTCTCGCACTACTACACATTTGAATACATTTTCAAAAATCGTAGCCATTTAGATTATTTATTTTTAAGATGATCCCTAGCCTCATCAACTTTATCCCACCAGTCTGGCTCGCGATTGACTTGCATTAAATCAGAGTCTTCTAACTCTATGTTGATGCTAGCAATCTCTGAACTATCAGGAGAAAGCAAACGTCTGACAGCTTTTAGAGTGTCTTGCTCTAGTTCTTCTATAGAAGAAGCTTCTGTCTTTGTGTGTACAACGCATATCGTTAAAAATACGTCGCCACTATAGAGCTTAAGCTCTGGGTCATCAGGAGGGTTCATCATAGTTGTACTCTATGTAAGTTACTTGTTGATGCCCATCATTCCTGGATAAAGAAATATTCAGAGAGGGGCTAATCAATTCTACTCCGCTGCGGAAGTAAGTATAAATTCGTACTGGTTCAGAGGACACCTCTGGTTTCGAAGGCAACGTCATATTGTTCTTTTGCTTTTTTCAGCAGTATGCGGGTATGAGCATACCGAATACCAATATACAAAAAACCTAGGGAGTGTACGAATTGTATACACAGATCTGCAGTGTATGATTTGCTTATAAGGGCAAACAGGCACATAGAAAGTAGACACAGAAAAATCAAGAGGTAAACTAATATTAAGTTTATTCTGATAGATTCATATGATTGAACAATAGAATGCATGTGTTTGCGCTCAGCTGTTTGAAGTATAGACGTCATAGTTTACTATAATTATCGTATTTTTGAGAATACTCTGCAATGATGTTTAAGAAGACGAAACTTATACTGAAAATGATGGATAGAATCCAGCATTTGGAATCAACAATAGATGAGTTGCGTCAGCAAAACTTAAAGCTCATACAAATGATAGGAGAGCTTCATCAAGAACTAGCGTATCTCCGAAATAGAGTTATTGCGGATCAAAAAGACGAGTAGCATCTGGATCTGTATCCAGGTGTTCCTGTTCATTTAGTTCTAGTAGAAGAGCATGTGCTTCTGCGCTGTGCTCGAATACAAGTTCTACAGCACGAGAAATGAATATATACCCTTGTTTGAGTTGAACTCTTTCGCAATCTGGAACATTGGGATCCTTTTGGATCTTGTCTACTAAGGCCTTGTACCATTTGTTTTGATACTTGGACTTGAGTGTCGGAGTGAGTTTAGGATGCGGCATGATGATAGTGTTATAGCATATCGTGTGTAGCAAACGAGAAGTGTGAGTTGTCGGTGACTATTATGTGGTCGAGCAAGGGTATGTCGAGTACTTTACCACAAGCTCGAAAATCACGTGTCAATTTCTTATCTGCCATACTAGGGTTTGTGTTGCCACTAGGATGGTTGTGAGATAAGATAAAGGCAGAGCAGTTTTCTAGCAGCAGTCTGCTGAATACTAGCTTAGGGTCAATCACGCATCCGGCTGTACCGCCTTCCCCTACTATAAATACTGAGCGTATTCTATTAGCGCGGGATATACCTATGCATATAGCTGACTCACGTATCTCAATAGTATCTGAGTAGCATCTACGTAGTAGTTTGATAGTATGCTCAGGTGCTTTGATGGTTGGTCCATCTAGCGCTGCCCTTTTGTATGTTATAGCTAGTTCACCTGCTGTCCATCCTAAAAAGATATCTTCTTTAATAGTTTTCATGATTACTCGGCTTCAGATTTAAAGAGTCCAGGTTCGCATTTAGGACACACGCGTTCCATTACTTGGCTATTGGTAGAGTATTCTAACTCTGTCTTATGTACTGAACAGAGGTAACCCTCTTCGATCTCCATTTCGATGGTACGAGTTGGACGCCCACTAATCTCTACGAGGTATTCTTCAAGCCCTTCAAGAGTGAAGTAGCCAGCAGTGCTATCGTAGTCAATAACTTCCTTCTCTACACCTTCTTTGTTGGTGAAACAGTACACCTCTTTGTGTGCCTTAATCATCTCTCCATGAAGTGAAGAGAAGAACCCAATTTCATAGACGTTAGGAACAGATTTTAGTCCTGTCCCAACAGGGCCAGTGATAATTGAGAGCTTGTACTTGTTTGGAAGGTGAAGCCAAGCTTGATAGTTGATGTGTCTCTGGTTGTCACCGTAAGACACTTTGCCTCCTTCGATGTAGCTTCTCTGTTTGAACACTAGGTTCTTAATGAACTTTGTTTTGCTGATATCCATCTTGTGTGTATTCGATGTTTTAGTTGATTGAGCACAGTGTGGAATTGAACCACATAAGCATTTTGTAATCCATTCTGATGAAATGAAATGCTTATCAAACCTGACTGTGCTGAAATGGAAGGGGTGTACTGAGACCGTAGTCGTCACTAACAGCTACACCCCCTCTAACTATGACTAAGCTGTCCAAGCTGGGACAGGTACGTGGTCTATACATCAAGCGGTAACACGTACACTATTGCTTGACTGATAAATAATGCCTACGATTGATTAGCGTAGGACTTTTAGATAGTAACTGAATTGGGTAACAAGGCACAGTCAAACCCCGTGTTACTTAAGATTGAGGTGCCTAGGCAAGGCATCATACAATGTTATAGGTTAAACCTCATCTTAAGTTTCATCACAAACTTAGCAACTCTGTTGGGTGCAGGTTGCTGATATTTCAGCTCTTTCTCTAAACGCGTGATTTCAACACTAGATATATGTTGCTCTCGGCAAAATTCAGAGTGCAAACGAGATTGAATATCTATTTGCTCAAAGTTTTTAAGGGCTGCATACTTCTTTAGTTCTGACAGATGCCGGTCAGCTAAATATGCCATAGACCTGTGCTTGAGCTTTTGATTCCTAAGCTCATCACGTAAGATGTGTTGAATCTGTCTACTACTCATTTTAGTTAGAGTCTTATTCATCATAGTCAGGGTCTATAGAATCTTGCATGTCTTCGGTCATCATAGCCTGAGCTTGCTCCTCGCGATCAGTGCATTCACAATGTGGGTCATTGACATCATACAAATTGCCACACCCTACACACTCGTCTTCTTCGTAAGGTGGATGTTCTTGAACCTGTTCTTCCTGACAGTCACTAAGCTGATGGTCTGGACCTAAATAAACCTCAAACCGGTCTTTCATCGCGGCGATAGTAGCACTAGGAACATCATGTGTAGACTGAAATCCTGATGGATTCTCGACGATGAGCTGAGTAACAATGAATTTGTCGCTAGAGCCGAGTTCTTTCAGCAGAAGATTCACGTTCGCTACTTTGTTGATATACTTCTGGAACTCCCAATACTGAGTGTTGGTGTTATCTACAATGATAGTGTACGCCTGATTACGAAGGTCGTAATGCTTGTCTTGAACTGCATTGGTTAACTCTTTGCAGAATTTATCGAAGCAGAGGTTATGACAATCTTTCAGTCGCTTTGGGTCGAAGTGGTACTCGCCATTGCTGTCAACCATGTATTGGTCAGCAGAGCATATTGTACCACGTGACGCTAATGCTAAGGTAGAAGCCACGGTAGTTTTACCGGCACCGGGCAGACCTCGTAAGATAATTACTTGATGTATTAACATGATTAAGATTCTTTGTTGTTGGCAGATGCTAAAGCAATCCATAGGCACACAACTATTAGCCCTCCAATGAGAGCCAATAGAAGTGTTGCGTTGGGGTCAGGATGTAGGTCATCAGAGTTGATGAGACCTACGAGTAGTCCAATGGTACATGTATAGATACATGTAATAAAAGAGACTAGTGCTGTAAGAATAGCGTTGTTCTTCATAATCATGTTATTAGTCATATGCATCATACTCAGGCTCGATACACCTCCAGTTGTCTGGATGGTGGATACTTATTGTATCTGGGCCTGGCAGTCTTTTAGATGGCAGTTGATACTTAACACCTTCGCTAGTATATACACCCCACCTTGCGGCAATGGGTGAAATAGTACCATACTTGAAGATTTTAGCATCTGGATGCTCTTTGGCAAAGAAGTCTAGGGCTTCGTATTGAGCATCACCAAGAGGACTAGAGTCGAATACCCTAGCCTTGAATATCTTAGTGTATGCTTCTGTGTACTTGTTAGAGTTCACAGGCAAAGCACCATTAGACGCCCGCAGAGTGACATGCGGCATATCACCCATCCCTTCATGACTCCTTCTACATATAAGGACATCAATATCCTTAGAGGTAATCATAGCCCAAGGATGTATCTCAGTATGTATTCCTACTTTACTGTGATCTTCTTCAGATAGCCTATCAAGATTCCATGTACCATAGTACTTCATGGTAATGTGTGGATGCTTGATGTTTGTGTCTATTGGAACCAATAGCTGGTCAATAGATTTCTGTGGTAGGAATATCCCTAAGTATACTATACCCATTGTCTTGCTTGTTGTGTTCAAGATTTCATTGTTTCCTCGTAGCGATGGTTAGCTACCATGACTTTGCCGTGTGCATCACACATGCGCTTCACGATAGTCATAACCTCATCCTGCTTATCTGAAGGGATGTGCTGCTTTAGATCTTGCACCAACATGTGGTACTCATTCCATGCTGTGGTATGCTGTTGCTGTAATGTAGAGCATAGCTCTTCACGTTTTTGTCTTGCTTCAATGTTCATGAGAGTAGTTGTAAAGTTTATATCAATGAAAGTTTTGTCGTGTTGAATACCCAAATTCATTGAAAACACTGCACACACTCCCTGGTATGAGAATGCATGCAGTGTTGTCGTGCTGATGATAGTGATGCGTTAAGGGGGTTGTTAGCCCCCCGTAATCACTTAGGAGCTGAGCAGGGTGTGATGTCGAAGTACGACTTTCTAGGGTCGTTAACCTTCGGACGCACTGTGATGCGCATCCAATCGCCATCATTCGTCTGCTGCACTGCAGGAAAGTTTACGCCTTGTCTCAGCCTGTCCACCTTGGCCTCACCAATCATTTGGTAAAGAGCCTTGGTATGAAAGGCATCGATAATGCATAGTCCTTCCGGCGCAGGATGGTTCGGTGCATGAATAACGAAAACGTTTTTCTTGTACTTCTGACCATTCTTCTTGTTATCGCCAATCTTTTTGACGAGCTGTGCTCTGAGAGAATTAATTTCAATCATGTTGTTGAATTTGGGTTTGTCATTGCCTTTGCAGGCGGAGCAGGGGGGTGGTTCTTGTCCGTTTTTGGTGGGGGGAGTTAAATCGTGGTGGTACTCAAACTCATATCTTTGGAACATGCTAAAATTTTTAGAGGGGATAGCTGTGGTAGAGGGGGCAATATTTGTTGCGTATACTCTGCCTAATGACTCTGAGTTGATTTTGGCTTACACCTATTCAGGCGAATTTGTAGACCATACTATAGCGCAGCTTGTTTACACAGAATAATAGAAACCTCTATACTAAGCTGACATGACCCTAGGCAATGCGGTAGTATTATATAGAAGTTTTATATTTATACTTGAACAGAACTGCTATGGATGTTGTAAAGCCAGGTATCGAATACAGACTACATAATTTTAAGTCTGAGACTGAGTATCAAACTGTAAGGTTTACTGAGAAGCAGGGATCTGCATACAACTCTGGAACTACCAATGAGGAGGTAGTGTCTATGTTAATTGACAGGTTGTATGAACTACAGAAGAAAAACTTTTCTGTCGAGAACCAGTGTTGTATTCTTCTACTGAAGAATGTGAGGAATCTGTTCAAGAAGAGATTGAATCGTAAGATTGACAGAGTAGCAAAATATCAAGAGCAAAATGGAGCTGAGTATTCGGACAAGTAAGAAGAACTTTCTAAGGAACTACTTAGAATTACTTAATGGTATTTTGAGGTTGACTCCACGGGAGTTAGACTCATTAGTGTTGTTCATAGAGTACGACCCAGAGGTGGCATGTAGCATGGCTTCTAGGAAGTATGTTTCTGATGCTATGAACTTCAAAAGCGTAAGTGTATTAAACAACTACGTAAAGAGCTTGAAGGACAAGAAAATTATTGGTAAGGATTCTAAAGGAGTCTACCGCTATATACCTATTGTTAAACCCCCCTCTGATCTTGACTCCATTACCTTTAAGTTCATCTTCTCAGACTCCAAAGTACCAGCTTAGTTATGAGCTGTACGACCTGGACGTAGTTCTGAGTTTTGAGATGCGTATAGCATCTCTGATGAGTCTTCAATGTGTGCAGTACGACAGTCAACTTTCTATAGGGGAGTTTTGCTATTTATTAGACTATACTATATATGGCTAGAACGAATAAAATAAAAAAAGAAATCTGCTTAGAGATTGTAGAGGAGAATGGTGGGAGCCTGGTAGAGATTCAGGATATAGTAGAGAGCCAGTTTAAGTTTCTTTGCCAGACTATGGAGAAGGGAGACTTTTCTCAAGTACGTATGCCATACTTAGGCAAGTTTTATGTGAAACCTAGGCGTTTATACAACCTCAATCATGCGCTTACTAAGAGAAGAAAAGTTTAAGGTCGTTCCTGACCCCGAAGTGCAGCTGATACCAGAGTTCAAAGCTTTGTATAAACGTGACAGAAGTCAAAGTAAGCAAGGTTGTGTGCGGGAGTTGGCGTACATCTATTTTATGCACGACCACAAAAGCCCTTATGCTATTTATGCTTCTGACGAGCGGTTGATCCGGGTAAGTAAAGATTTAGGTTTGGCGGAGGACTACGTCCCAGATCTCAAAGTGCAAGCAGCCATTGAGAAGTATCTCAAATTTGCACAGACTCCAACAATTAAAACACTGACCTCGATCCGTGAAGGTTTGTTGACCAGTTCAAGGCTTATTGACACATTGCGTATACGTATAGAGAGAGAGCTAAAGCAAGATGAAGTTGAGGACTTAGACGGATTAGTGCGTAGTGTGCAACGAATGCTAGAAATCGGAGAAAAGCTGCCTAAGGTAATAGACAACATCTCGACCCTAGAAGAGAAAATAAAGAAAGAGCAAGCCAGTGATACTCGGATTAAGGGAGGAGGTAAAAAAGGAATGTTTGAAGACTGATGCTGGTCAATACTCAAGAGTTTTGTCGTGACGCTCAACACTTCCTGAAGCATGGGTACTATTGTAGCCAGCCAGAAGGAACCGCAGGTCATTATGAGTACTGGGCCGAACGACTTCGTCGTTGTACCCACGGCTATACTGTAGGAGACACAACCATTACCGGTCACCACTACTTCTACCTGAACTTCGTTCAGATTAAACTGACCGCTAAGGGAAATAAAAAGATTGTTGCTTTCCCAAACTTCTGGGATGGAGACTACGAATACTTTTGGCTGCAAAACATTGCCAGAGAAGGCATTACTGCAGATAAATACAAAAGCTTAAACCTTTCGACTGTTGTCGACCCTGAGTTTATGTCTGGAGGTCGGCATTTGATAGTAGGTAAAGCTAGACGTAAGGGATTTTCATACAAGAATGCTGCTTTAGTAGCTAACACGTTCAATAATGATCGAAACAGCTACACTTTACTTTGTGCGTTTGACAAAAAGTACTTGTACCCGAAGGGAATCATGGCTATGGTTACCGACAATATGAACTTCTTAAACGAGCATACCGGCTGGGGCAAGCGACGACAAGTTGTCGATAAGCAGAATCACAGAAGGGCTAGCTTTTTAGAGTACGTCGGTGGGCAGCCTATTGAGAAGGGCTATAAATCCGAAGTCGAAGCCATTACATTTAAAGACAACCCTGATGCAGCTCGTGGTAAAGATGCAAGCATTGTGATATTCGAGGAGTGCGGAGCTTTCGACAACCTCAAAGCTTCATTTTTGGCAACTAAGCCGACAGTTGAGGATGGCGGAATTACAACAGGCCAAATGATTTTGTTTGGTACTGGTGGAGACATGTCTGGTGGAACTATAGACTTTGAGTCAATGTTTTATAACCCTCTAGCATACAATCTTTTACCTGTACAAAATACTTGGGACAATGGCTCAGAGCATTCTAACTGCGGGTTCTTTTTTCCAGCCTACAAAAACATGGTGGGGTACATGGACAACCAGGGCAACAGTAATATCGAGAATGCAAAGCAAGCTGAAGAAGCACGACGTGAGCAGATTAAGAGAGACACAAAAGACGGAGGTGTTTTAGATAAGCATATTACAGAGTATCCCTTTACACCTAAGGAGGCGTTTATGCAGCACACCTCTAACATATTTCCTTCTGCTCAACTTTTAGAATGGCGCAATGAACTCATGCGCTCTGGGGCTTACAGGAATATTGGTGTTGCAGGCAAACTAATCACAGGCAAAAAAGGTCTAAAGTTTATGCCAGATGACATGCTGCGCCCTATAGAAAAGTTTCCTGCTCAAAAAGGAGATGATATCCGAGGATGCGTAGTGATTTACCAAGCACCATACTCGCAAGGATCTACACCTGACGATCTGTACATTATTGTCCACGACCCGTATGCACAAGATGGCTACGGCACTTCTTTGGGAGCAGCTTATGTAATAAAAAGAGTCAATTCTATCTCAAGTCCTGACGATATGATTGTAGCATCTTATGTAGGACGACCAGATTCTCAGGATGAATACAATAATTCACTATTTTTGCTTTCAGAGTATTATAACGCCCGTATAGGATTTGAGAATGACCGGGGAGAAGTAATACCATACGCTAAGCGTACAAAGCAACTACATATGCTTATGCCAGAAGCTGAGATTTTTGACAAATCTGAAAATGTTAAAATCAAAAAGCTTGGAAGAAAGTACGGCATGAGCATGGGTAGCAAAGAGCGTAAAAGCCAAGCAGAGCTGTACTTACGAGACTGGTTGAAGACTAAGAGGGGCAAGACAGAAACAGGAGAAGCTAAGTTAAACTTGCACTATATATACGATATTGCATTAATAGACGAACTAATTAAATACAACTCTAGAGGTAACTTTGACAGGGTATCTGCAATGCTTGTAGGTATGTTCCACTTGAAAGACTTATCTAATTTAGAAGTCGAAAAAGCAGAGCAGAATGACGCCAACAGCTTTTTTAATCGTGACTTCTTCTAATAATACCGAAAATGCATATACCTAAACAAAAAGTCCCCCGATCACGTAAAACCAAAGATTGGGCTAAAGACACTATAAGGGCTTTTATTAATAGGTCTGCATTTAGTAGTAGCACCAAACATACTACTCAAAAGTATTACGAGGCTTACAACGGTAATATTCAGGAGTCTGATTACAACTATGTTACAAACCCCTACAATAGCGAGGCTTGGGCTAAGAAGAACTTCCCTGCGCGATTACGCAATTATAATATCCTAAAGCCTGTCGTAGACTTACTGCTAGGAGAAAAAGCAAAGCGTCCCCAAGCATACCAAGTAGTTGTTCGCAATGCAGACATACAATCACGATTTGACCAGTATCGGCAGAAGCAGTACCAAGAATATCTGGAACAGATTTTTGTTTCAGAGATGAGCAAAGCTAAAGGAGAAGAACCTGACGCTCCAGAAGAAGACCCTAAGAACTATCAGGAACAAGTTCTTTCTAACTACAGAGACTCTAGAGCCATTGTAGGTCAGGAAGCACTGAACTATCTTTTTGACTGGCTCGGTCTAGAAGACAACATTCAAAAATTGTTTTTCGACTGGTTAGTTGCCGGTGAATGCTACACCTATAAGGATGTATGCATGAATGATGTGGACTATCAAGTCGTAAGCCCCTTGGATATCGACTATGAGAAGTCTCCTGATACGGACTACATTGAAGACGCTGATTGGGTTGTGCGTCGCAAGATTATGAGTGTAAATGAGGTAGTTGATCGTTTTTACGATGTGCTGTCTCCTAAAGACATCGACAATTTAGAAGCTCCTCATGGAAAATATAGAGATGGCTACGGAGGACACCAAAGCATGTTCGTCAACAAGCCGGAAGATGACGAAAGTGATCGGATGGTGGAAGTGCTTCATGTTTGTTGGAAGAGTTTTGCTAGAGTTGGCATTCTATCCTATACAGATGAGATGGGATCTCCTCAAGAGATGGTGGTCGACGAAACGTACAAAAAAGACGAGGGCCAAGAAATAAAATATTTCTGGGTAAATGAGGTTTGGGAAGGATATCAAATTGACAATAACATTTATGTCAGTATGAATCCCCATGTTGTGCAACGCAACGAAATGAACAACTTGTCTGTGTGTAAGATGCCCTACAATGGCAGAGTATACAGTAACAGGCACTCTGACAGCATATCTATCATTTCTATGGGCTTGGCCTACCAGGTCTTGTACAATGTCTTCCACTACCGCTTAGAATTGTCCATTGCTAAAAACAAGGACAAGATTATGCTTATGGAAATGAATACTATCCCAAAACGACACGGCTGGGATGAGGAAAAATTCATGTACTACGCTGATGCCATGGGATTTGCTTTTGTTGATTCTACTGCAGAGGGCAAAAACAGAGAGAGGGTTACATTTAACCAGTACCAAGTATTGGATATGTCTTTGGGGCAATATATCGCTGCCCAGTTCCAGCTTCTTCAAGCCATTAAGACAGAGTGGGAAGAAATGGTCGGTGTTTCTAGGCAGCGTAAGGGTCAGGTCAATTCTTCAGACGGCGTTGGCACTACCGAACGCGCTATTTTCCAATCTTCAGTTATTTCTGAAGAAATATTTAGAAGGTTTGAGGCTTTTATGGAGCGTGAGTATGCTGGGTTGCTAGACACAAGCAAGATTGCCTGGAGAGACGGAAAAAAGATGACGTATGTCGCGAGCGATTTAAGAACTGCCTTGCTCAATATCGATCCCGAAGAGTATCAAGAGTCTGAGTACGGAGTCTTTGTCAAAAGCAGTAGTCGTGAAATGGATAAGCTGCAACAGCTTAAAGGATTGGCTATGGCGTTTGCTCAAAATGGTCAGCAACCAGCAACAGTTGCTGAAATTATTGATAGTAACAACTTCAGTAAAGTCAAAAAGCTCTTACAAGAGGTAGACGAAAAGCAAAAAGAGCTTCAGAAGATGCAACAAGAGATGCAACAACAGCAACAACAGCAAGTAGCTGAGGCTCAACAACAGATTCAGAATCAGCAGCAGGCATTTGAGGCAGACCAAAACGAGAAAGACCGCGTGGTCAAACTAGAGGTGGAACGAATGAAAGTCGCTACTAAAGTGAGCAGCGATGCGGATGGGAATGGTCGGCGAGACGACATTGATCGTCAAAGATTAGAAATAGAACGTAAGAAAGTAGACGCTGCGCGTTCAAAAAGTTGATATAATAAACAGGTTTTTATAGGTATTCAGAGTTGTCCTAATTATTGGTATAAATAATACTTTTGTATAGATGTCAGAAGAAATAAAGCTTGATTTAAGCCAAGTGTCATTCAATAACCTTATTGATGACAAAGCGCCTGCTCCGGTGTTAGAACAGGAGGTTTCAGCCGAATCATCGGTACCTGAAGAAGCAGAGAATTCCTTACCAGAAGCTGAGGTATCAGAAGAAAGTGTTGCGGAACAACCTGAAGAAGTTTCAGAACCTGAAAAAGTCGATAACACAGAAAACACACCTGAAGCTCCTATCGAATCTGAGCGAGAAGATGAGGATGCTTCAGATAGCCTTACGGTAATCGATGTTCTGAAAGAGAAAATGGGTTACGATGTAGTAGGCGATTTTACCGAAGACTACGATGGAGTAGCACAGTTTACTCAAACTGTAGCGGGAGAGATGGCAAAAGAGCAACTAGACTCTGTATTTTCTCAGTTTCCAGATGTTCAAGAGTATTTGCAGTTTCGCTACAACGGCGGCGACCCCAAAAAATACTTCCAAGCTTCTTCACCAACAGTGGATTACAACTCCCTAGAAATTGAAGCAGACGACGTAAGCACCCAACGTGCAGTAGTTCAAGAACATCTGCGTATGATGAATTACAGCGAGGAAGAAATTTCAGAAACTGTTCAAGATTACATTGATGCAGGTATTTTAGAAAAACATGCTAATCGCGGTTTGTCTAAATTGAAGGTCATTCAAGAGCGCCAAGCCAAAAATGTGGTTGAGTCTCAAAGGAAAGAAGCTGAGCAATATCAGCAACAAGTGCAGCAGCAATGGGTCAATATTCAAGATACTATTAAGCAAGGCGAGCTACGAGGATTCACAGTTCCTGAATCTGACAAGTCTAAGTTTTATTCTTGGATGAGTGATGCCAAAGACAATCAAGGACGCACACAGCGCATGCTTGATCAAGAAGGAATGGATTTAGAAACTCAACTGGCTATGGAGTATTTACTCTATAAAAAGTTTGACTTGAACAAGTTAGTTCAAGGCGTTAAAGCAACTCAAAAGGCTCAGAATCTCAAGAAGCGTTTGCAGAACAACCAGCCTGCTTCCAAACGGATGAAAGGTGGTACACAAAACTCTAGTAAAGGCAATAAGCTGCCCAGTTTATCTGAACTACTCTAACCTTTATATAATTACTACACATGTCCGCAGACAACTTGAAAAAACTTCGTCTATACGAAGACACCTTTAACAGCTCCTCGATGACTGACGAGAACAGCTTAGCTGCTGCTCTCCTCACTCAGCCTGATGTGCTGTCTCCTGTTATCACTCATCTCTCTGGTCAAGAAGACAAGCGTTTCCCGCTTAGCTTTTTAACTGAAGGCATGGGCGCTACTAAATACATCAACGACGTTGAGTACGATTACCCAGTTATGGGTCGTATGAACAAGGCTGTTGAGTGTACTGGACAATCTGGTCAAGGTGCAAACCACACCCGGATCAAGTTAACGTTCCCTGAGCGTTGGTTCGTGCGTCAATACATCTTGGAGGCTCCTGATGGAACTCAAGTGCGTGTGATGGATGACCCTACTCCCGTAGCCGACGGCTATGAGTATAGCGTTCAGCTTGTTGCTTCCGATGGTGCAGCAACTGCTGCTTCTGACACTTTCGTAAACAAGATGTTTGTTCAATTGTATGCTCCAGCTGCAATGAGCGGATCTCGCGGAAACGAAAGCCATTGGGTTGCTCCTTCCAAGATGCGTAACCAAATCAGCTTGATCCGTAAGTCTTATGCGTATGAAGGCAACATGCCTGATCGCGTTGTGAACTTCGAGTTCAATGTTGGTGGACGCTCAACCAACTTGTGGTACGACTTTGAGGAGTATCAGCATATGTTGCGTTGGAAGGAAGAGTCTGAGTATGCACTGTGGTACAGCCAGTACAACCGTGATGCTAACGGACTTATTCACTTGAAGGATGACAACGGCAAGCCAATTACCATTGGTTCTGGTGTGCTTGAGCAGATTCCTAACGTGGATACATACTCTCAGTTGACTGCTTCTAAGTTGAAGTCTGTTGTTCGTGATGCTCTGTATGGAGCTACCGATGCTCAGCAGATGAACATCGTTCTGTTCACTGGTATCGGTGGAATGGAAGAGTTCGACAATGCTATGAAGTCTGAGATTAGCTCAGGACAATACATTAAGAACACTGACCCAGGTAGCTTTATCAGCGGAAGCGGAAGCAACTTGCAGCTTGGTGGCTTCTTTACTTCTTATCAGCACATTGATGGTCATACCATCACTGTTCGCCACTTGCCCTTGTTTGACCATGGTGCTCGTGCGTTGAATGCTGATCGTCACCCGGTCACTGGTCTCCCTATGGAGAGCTATCGGATGATCTTCCTCGATATGAGCACATACGATGGAGAGAAGAATGTTCAGTACATTTCTCGTAAGGGACGTGAGCTGATTCGTTGGGCAGTTGCAGGTGCTAGTGTTCCTCCAGGATTTGGTGGTAACGCTCTCCGCGCTACTGATGTTGACGGATCTTCTGTCCACTTCATGAAGGAGTGTGGTGTTGCGATTCGTCGCGCTACCAATTGCTTGCACTTAGAGTGCACTAAGTCTTAATTAGACTTACAAAACCGAGAAAGGGGGGAGGGAAATGTACCCTCTCCCCTTTTTCATTCCTAGAAACCCATTAGTTACAATAGATATGTCACATATAGTTACACTTAACCGTCGCCCGAACCCTACAAACCTTCCGGATGACATTTACACCGAAGCCAAACGTCGTATTGGATCTGTTTACACCGGAAGCGGTGATATCATTAGAGGTCTGACTTTTGCGGAACAGCGAAAGTTGCTGCCAGAAGTTTTAGGCGTAAGCGCAGAAGACCCAAACTTTGGTAGAGCCTGTAAAGACTACTACCTGAATCTCACAGTGGAAATTCCTATGGGAGGTGTCGATTTAGAAATTGGAGTAGACGAAGAGGGCTACCCTTTGAACCGTGCTGATTTTATTCGCTACAAATTTGCTTTAGCCCACCCATATGTGGTGCAGGATGAAGAAGACTTGTCTGCTAGTAAGAAGCATCAGTATTACTTGTCTGATAACCGCAGAGAGCTGAAGCAGGCTAAGATGGGCTTAGACTTACGTAAGAGTGCTTACAAGGAGTATATCAAGCTTTCTGACAACTCTGACCGTATGGACAAGGTTCTTATTATCTATGGATACAAACCAAAAGACTTAAAAGCTGAGGAGAAGGAGCTGCAGTTAGAAGAACTTCTTGAGGACAACCCTCAGTACTTCCTAGATATCGTTACAGATAAAAACTTAGACTTGACGTCTTTGATTAACGAATGCCTGACTACAGAAGTATTGAGAAAAGTAGGGAATACAATACTCGACGGAGATGTATCTTTAGGAGACTCTATGGAGGCAGCAATTTTGTTTTTGAAGGATAAGAAGAACTCCAATGTTTTAACTTCTATAAAAGCCAAACTAAAGGCTTACGCATAAATGACTGTACAAGAGATGCACTATGCCGTAGACCAGGGATTGCAAAAGGTAGCATCCTCAGTTTACGATTACTTCCTTCCTGAAGAGGTTGACTTTTGGTTAAACCGCGCTCAGGATCGATATATAAAGCATCGCTTGGCACCTGTATTTGATAGCAAAAAGCTCGGATTCAGCAAGTTGCAAAAACGTGTTGATGACCTGCGCTTAGTTATTACGGTAGACTACACGGATGGCGTTGTTCCAAACTCTGCTTTGGAGTTTGTGAACTTCGACCTTCCGGTAGACTACATGTTTTTAATCAATGCTAGAATAGAGTTTCATACTAATAATTGTAAGACTGCAGTTAGCACGTCAGATAGTTTAGTTAAGCGGGAACTTCGTATAGTAGAGCAAGATCAAATGTATTCTCATATAGAGAATCCTTTCGCCAAACCCAGCAAAGTAGCACCTTCTGGATTCATCCATGATGACGAAATAAGAGTCTTCCAGGATGGCGAAAAGTATATATTAAAAACGGTATTCGTCGACTATATTCGCAATCCGGTACAGATTAACCTATCTTCGTCCCTAGATTGCGAGCTTGCAACCCACACTCACCAAGAGATTGTGGACCTAGCAGTAAAGAATATTATAGAGGCTATTGAGTCTCCTAGATACCAAACAAATTCGATTGAACAATCAAAATCTGAATAATGAGTTTTACTGAAACTACTCTTGTTGTACGCGGCGACATCGACTCTACTGCAGCAAACTGCTTAGCCACAAGTGTTGCAAATGCGGCTACTGATGGGAAGCTATTTGTGCAGCATGATGGAGCTGTTATTGCTGGTAACTCTTCTGGAGCCTTAAATGGTCTTATCAAGCTTACTGCTGCTCATACTCAACCTGATGGAAGTTTAGCCACGTTAAGTAGTACAGAGTTTTTGCGGAGTGATATTAAAAATATCAAGTTCTCTCAGCCAAATGCCGGTACTAATCAAGTTATTACAGTAGGTAATATCGTGGCATCCATGAACTCTATTCGTTTAGAAGCAAAAAACGGCGTAGAGTTATACGATGTTTTAGGCGTGACAGGCAAAAACGCTACCGAAATAGTAGCCAACTTCGCAGGACGTTCTGATACAGAGCGTTTTAAGAACGTAACAATGGCTGTTAGTGGATCAGACGTTGCTATCACAGTGACTCCTCGTGGAAGCGATGTAGTTGTAACTGGTGACGACGCTTTAACTGTTAGTGTCTCTGGCGATAACAATGGGCGCTTAGGCCAACAATCAAATGTCATTGATTTGGAGACTCGTGCATATATCAGTGCGGGTGCTTACAATCAATACGAGTTTCCAATTGTAGTGCCTGCTTCTGCTACTGGCACAGGGCTTGACTACAGCATCTATACTGTCGAAATTGAAAAATCACTTCCAAATCGCCGCAAAGTGAACGAAGTCGTGCGGATCTGTATTGCTGATGACGAAGGTGACAGCAACTTACTTGAGGTGCTAGAAGAGATGTTCGGCAGTGCAGTGGTTGACTTAACTGCTCCGGCCGCGTTTACTTCAGTTGCATTTGCAAGTGATGCGGAAGGGACTTCTGCTAGTACTTATGATGTTAGTGATGCAGATGCAATCTTCGTATCGCTTGCTGGCTCATTTGCCTCTGATGCAGCTAACGGTACAATTGTACTGAGCAGCAGTGGTTCAGAAGCAGATGTTACTATTAATGTAGCTGTTGATGCGACTACTGCTCGTGTAATAAATACTGGCGTAACCGCCGATAGCTATGCTGCGTCTGTAACGCTTACTGCGACCGCCACTATTACAGATACTTCTGGTAACGTATCAACTGCAGCTACAGATACTGCAGCAACAGTCGCATAATTGACAATTCTCTAATTCTTTAATACATACAAATGTCTCATACTAAGACTGTTCTCGTCTCTAATGACGCCGCCGCCACTGCTACAACTGTAGATCCCGGTAAACTTGTCGCTTTTGTTGATGGTACTGCTACTGTTAGCAGTGCACCATGGCCTGCTATTAATGCTGCTGATTCTGCAGCTAAAACTTTTCAGTTTCAAACTGGTGAAGGAAGCTCTTTGCTTTTTAAAGGAGCAGATGTAAAATCATCTACAATTGAAGATCACAATAATGGCACTCAGCAAATCCTGGAGGTTACTCCTAAGATTGAAGCTGATGGTTCTGCATACATTAAGCTGATTAATGTTACTGAAGGCCGTGAGAAGTTTACTATTGCGACTTTTGAAGCAGTAGGAGCAGCTAATGACGCTGCTGCTGTTGATCAGTTAGTTATTGCCATCAATGCTTCTAAGCGTGATATCTTCAAAGATGTTGAAGCTGCTGAGAAGGGTGGTGCTACTACTGTGATTCAAATCACAATGCCTTTGAACGTTAATATGCGAGGTGCAGCTAATGATGCATCTAGTGCTGTTACTAACGCTACTCCAGCTGAGTTTACTATTGGTACTGCAGCTGATGTAAATGCCGAAGTTCAAGCTGCTCTTCCTATTCAAGGTGTGACTAACATTGCTGGACCCAACGTAGTAAAGCCTGCAGTTGTTACTGGAGCCTATACATACGATCGGACTTGTTTGTTTGTAGAGCAGACGCATGGGGACCGTACAGACATTCACGAGATTGTTTTGTATACCCTTGCTTCTAACACTACTTTGAACGGTACGTTGGATACCTTCTTGGCATAAGCCTTAAACTATGGCTACAGGATATTGGAGAATTAAGGTTGTCGGGGGTGTGTTCCAATTACAGGATCACACCCCTAACGCCACGGCACGTGAAGATTTACTTCTTAAGGTCAATACTCCAAGTCGACATACTGTTCCTGAGGAAGAAACTCTGTTAGACACTTCTACAGGAGCAAATGCTGCTGAGGAACAAGCGATTGTATCTAATGCAGGATACAATTATGTTCTAGCCCAACCTTGGGGTAATCCGTTAGAGATTACTCCGTCCAAAGTTCCCTCGATAACTACCAGTACGTTTCCGGACGGTCTTTATCGTTTTCAAGTTGACTACTCATTTGGAGGCACTACCTATAGTTTTGACGAGTACACTTTGTACTTAGCTACTATAGATACGTGCATCTCTACCAAGCTCGACACTTATTTAGCTAGTTCATGCGATAAGTGTAAAGAGACCCAGCAATTACAGACACTGCAAGAGCTAGTGTCACTTAGAACAGGTGCACAACTTGATGTTAATGCAGCCCGTTATACAGCAGCAGAACGAAAAGTCACATTGATGTCTAACATCTGTACCGGAAGTTCTTGCACCTGTATTTGCGGCTGTTCTTAATGTTTTTCTTACCTGCTGACTACGATACTACTACAGACCTGAATGTTGCTCTAGATGAGTACTTCTCAGGCGCATCTGCAATCTATATTGCTAAGGCAGAGTATGATCTGCATAGGGATTGTGATAAGCAAGATTTCTTTATTAATACCCTCCTCTACACAGCTAAAAACGGCTATGTAGACGACCCCGAAGATCCAGGCTTTGATGACTACACCCCTCCTGTCGTCACTTACGATGTGGTGTACTATGATGGTAATTTTACTACATACCAAAACACTACAGCAACATATTCTCCTGGGGGAACTATAACGTTTGAGGTTATCGGTGTTTCTGACTTATCTCCAATAACAGGATATGAGGTTAATGCAGTAATCAGCACTCAATATGGAGACTCTGCATCAAATATTGTTTTAGTAAATGCCGAGGATAATGATGCTGATTTCTCCTTTACTATACCGAATACATATTCAGGAGTAATCACCGTGACTACAGCATTAGCTGGTGCTATCACTCAAGCCGTTAAGCTAGGGTACAGCGAGTCACCATATTCGTTAGGAACTCTAGAGTCATCTGATTCTGTAGGGTTGGTTACAACATTCCCAGATGTTCCATTAGGAGATTTAAATAATGATGGCCTTCTCGCGGTTGCTGACACCCTGCTTCACCAAGGGAGAACCTATGATTTTCGCTTAGGTGCGGCTAAACACTTGAATGTTACGCTATACACATCTGAGTACAATCCGCTCATTCCTAATAATCAAGTAGGGTTTTCTATATCCCCTGTAACCACTGATTACAGCTTCCAAACACTTAGCAGTGGCCCTAGCTATTCTGGGCAAAAGAAAGGATTAGCAGATCTTACTGCAAAGGTTCTGGTGTCAAATGGCTCCACTGTCTCTACACACAGTCTAGACTTTACTTCGCTTCAAGCAAATGGCACATATGTTTCTAGCGTCAATCTGTCTGACGACTTTGATAGTACAGTAGCATTGGTATTTTATGTCCTAGAGGCAAAGAATACTCTTACTCTACCTACATCGAATCAAACCGCTACTCTTTCTGCAGCAAGTGTTTGGGTTAATAGTACTACTACTACTACTGTAGATTTTGAGCCGTCTGACGTAGTAAACTTCCGGTTGAATGAGCCTGCGTCATCCGGCTTTATCTATTACAGCCTGTATTCTCAGGTATATAACAGCACCATTAAGGTAGAGGGTTACACATCTTCAGATTTTAGTGGGGTTCCTGAAGTCAGCGAAACCATTTCCATTTCTGTACCTGACAACGGTGGATTTATGAGTTCTACTGCAGTAACACTACCTGCTACTGTAGACAGAGATTTGTATTTTAAAACTAGCTGGGTATCCCAACGAGTAAGTAATCTTATATATTTTGAAGCTGTATCTGACACCCCGGTGGATTTAGCTACTGTTGGATCCTTGTCAGTGTCCCCTAACCATTGGGATCCAGACGATGCTGCAGAGACAATAACGATTACGTTTACTGCTAATGAAGGCATTACAGCTTCAGACTACGAAATTGATCTGTTCCCTACGCTAGAACTGAATCAAACTAATTTCATTACTACAGCAACGTCGTCTTCTCTAGGTACAGGTTCTTGGACTTTTGCTAGGAATAATATATTGTGGTCTACTCTTCCTGTAGACCGAATCAAAATAAGGTATAGTATTTCTGAAGCATGAGCTTAGAAGAAATAATAGCCGACTACTGTAACAGGTATTCAGAAAAATCTCATTCAGAGATTGCGTCTACTATTCTGCTAGATTATGATACCCTTTCTTTAAGTCACCGAACTTTACGTAGAAAAATAGGAGAGTTACGCAACGGCCCTAAATCCTGTACAGGTAAATCACTATCTTCTAAAGATGCTGTACTGACCTACAAGGGACCGGAGCAAATAGACTCTTTAGATAAAGCTATAAAGCACTTTAAAGTAGACTTAAATGTTTGGGAAGTAGAACGCTATACCTGTAACAGTTGGGATGCTCCGACAAAAACAGGTTCTAAAACCTTCTATCAGGTAAAAGTTCACTTAACGCCCAAAGTGTCAACTGTTGATTGGGCAAGAATCAAAGAGGACTTGAATACCAGTGTAGATGGTTTTCAGATTTACACTCAACCAGGTACAAACGAGTGTGTGCTTGTTCTTAGCGACTTTCACATAGGTGCACAAGTAGACGCTATAGGGAATACCCCTAGCTTCAGTACTAAGGATGTAGTGTCACGACTACAAGAGGTTGCTACTAACGTAAATACTCACAAATACAAGAAGGTTACGGTATGCTTGCTAGGAGATTTTATAGAATCCTTTACTGGTATTAACCACGAATCAACTTGGAAAGAGTTAGAAAAGGATGGATACGGTTCGCACATAGTGATTACAGCGTATACGATCCTCAAACGCTTTTTGACCAGTTTAAATAATGCCGTCAGGGTTGCTATAGTTAGTGGAAACCACGACAGGACAAGCCCAAAACTAACTGGAGACCCTCAAGGTTCTGTGGCGTCACTTCTTGCTTATATGCTGCAAGAAAACACTGCTTTAAATATTGAGCATCATCCTTTACTTTTAGGAATAGAAGTAGACGGTATATTCTACCTGCTTACCCACAATCATTACAACATATCTAAAGGTGATTTAGGTAAGGCTTTTTGGGAGCATGGAAAGCAGGGTATGTACAATGTTATGTTAGGAGGCCATTGGCATTCCCGCAAAGGAAAAAGAGTATACTCTACTATAGAAGAAAAACTCGTAGATCAAGCAAACTACCGCCAAATTGCTGTAGCACCTTTATTTACAGGCAACTTTTACTCAGAGAGTAATGGTTGGAATAGTAGTCCAGGTTATACAGTTATTGAGAATAACGGTAGGGGCAAACCAAACGTTTTTGAATATGTATTGTAATGGCATCTGGTAAATACAACTTCATAGTAGAGCAGGGATCTCAGCACGAGGTCACATTTGTGTATAAGAACAGTTCTAATGCAGGAATCAGTTTAACTGGTGCTAGGGTGCGTATGGCTGTAAAAGACCATATTACAGACACGGAGTTTGTGTATCGGGCTACTAGTAACGATACTGCAGACACAGGGTATTTAGCTCACTTCGATATTCCTACACAATCAGGAGACGATATCGGCAAGTTCACTCTGACTATTCCTTCGAGTACTACTGATGCAATGACCTTTAACCAGGGAGTGTATGACCTAGAACTAGTGCACAGTGACTCTTCCGTAGAAAGAATCATTGAAGGGAAATTCAAAGTCAAGCCACAGGTTACTGAGTGATGGCAAACAAAATCATCATAACGCAGCCTATAGCTAATGTGGTTAAAATTACAGAAAGTAATAACACCGTTACTATTAGTGAGAATCGGTTATCTCTTTCTGTTAGTGCTGGCTCTAGCGGTTCTGCATCTTCGTTTGAATTAGGTTCTGATTTGGTTGTCACCAACTCTATTGGTGATGCTATTGCGGGTGTAACTACATACAGCGCAGGAACGAACTTAGAAACGATTATTCAAGACCTGCTAGCTCCATTCTTAGAGCCAGTTATTGTATCTGTTATTCCGTCGTCAACCAACTTCCCTGATATAATCGAAGGAGAAAACTATGTTGTGCAGACTGGTCTTGACAACAGAGTTATTGGAGGCTTTATTTATACTATTTCAAATATTGGAAACCTAGACAGTACTGCAGGACTAGAGGTTACCTACAACTACAATCAGGGAACTTCTTTGATTGACAGTACTCCTAACTGGTCTAATATTTCAAGCCCATACAATGCTTCTACAGGCAACCATATAACACCTTCTGGCAGTGCTTTAACTAGCAATGGACTGCAGTACACAGTCACGCACACCTTAGGTTATCTAACAGATGGCACGGGTTCCTTAGTTCCGATTACAAAACAGACTAAGATTATTTACAGGCATCCTGTATATGTCTACGCGAACACTAGCGCAACAGTTAGCGATATAGCATCCCTTATTAGCACAGGCAACCAAGTGAGAACACTTTTGGACGCTGACCCTAATGAGCCATCGCAAACTATTACCTTTGCTTGCAGCAGTAATACTGCGGATACTACTAAGTACACTTACTTAATTATTCCGAGTATCTTTACAGCTACAGAAATAGCTGCTACTACTAGCGGCTTAGGGGTTGCCGATTACACTGATAGCTTTGTCTTATACGACAACGGTGGAAGTGGGTTTAACCAAACAGCAGGAACTGCCACAAGAAATTACAATGTTTATAGGTCTATCCAGACCGGAGCATTTGATGACGATATCGATTTAACAATCACTCTTACTACATAAGCTATGGCAATTAAATTTGGTGATACAATTGAAAATCAAAACACCGCATACCCGATTGTGGATGTGGTCGGGGATAATGTTGCAGGAGTGCATATTGTAGACGACTTTGCAAATGATCATCTCATTGCAATCCCGGTAAATGCCCGACGTACGGGGTCTATCGTTGTTGCAAAAGATACTGGCAAGGTCTACATCTTTAAAGGGACAGGTAATAGCATCATTACCGGCAATAACGACTCTGGTAATGAGTGGGGCCATCCTGCAGGCACAAACTGGATTCCTGCGGGAAGCACTACTTTAGGTAGTCCTTCTTCCGGTACCTTAATAGACAATAGTCCTGCAATCGCATCGTTTACTGCAAATACGTTAATTGTAGATGCTATTGATCAGCTGAATGAAACGTTGGGTGCTTTAGTTCCAACAGCGCCACAGACCTTTGCTACTCAAGTAGCAGGAGCTAATAGCGAGTGGGTGGTTAGTACTCCCAGCACGAACCAGAACAGAGTAACAAACACTGCGCACACCGTAAATGGGCTTGGTAGTCTTAGCGCAGGAGACATAGTAAACTGGAGGAACGGTAATACTGCTTTAAGCCAAACTGTGCTTACTTCACCTACTGCAGATCTTAAGAACGTTCAGTACCAAGCTAAGCTGACTAAAGATAGTTTAGATGATGTGACTGCTACCCTTGCTGCAGACGATTCAGATGATACTGTTACCACGTCAGACTTGACGCTGACTAAGGTGACTGAAGGGTTTCCTACGTCGGGTAGTGGTGAGGATTTCTACACCGGTGTTACAAGTTTGGCTTGGAGCTATACAGGAACCAGCTTTAGTGTAGGTTACCACAGACTTCGAATTACCGAAGACGGTACTACAAACATCGACAAGCTGTGGTATCAAGAGTCTAACTCTGTAAATAGCATTGCTATTAGCAGCGAGTCAAATGAGGGTAAGGTGATGTCAAGCACCCTTACTCCCGGTTCTGGAGCAGCGTATTACTACAGCAGTGGTATTAAATACTGCGGTAATAATGACTTTACTATGAATATTACCTGCACGGTTGTAGACATAGTACCGTCAGACGCCAAGATTTACGGAGCAACCACTAATAACGCTACAGACTTTAACTGGGCGGTAGGTAATAGTCATGGATGCTTTGCTGCAGGCACCTCCCTTGCCTACACAGATCACCCTGATGTAACAAGCAACACGTCTGTCGCGCCAGGACTTGCAGATTACACCTTTGGTAAAGATGTACCGCTTCAAAGCCTGAATGCTATTTCTGACTTGTCTGACAGTAGCAACGGGCCGCGATATGACTTCAAGTCGGTGCATGGTAACTTAGCGAACCAAGACTTTAATACCAGCACTGCTTTTTACTTAATGCAGTTCAGCGACCGCACTCAGAGCGAAAGCGATAGTTTGGTTATGGAAGATAGCATCTCCAACGGAGTAGGATCTACAGATGGCATTCGGGTAGCAGAACCTAGTGGAAGTACCTATACTAATGATCCTAGTGGGGCGCTTGGAGATTGGAGCCGGCAGTTTGGCAACAATCAAAGCGGATCTTTAAACTTGGATGTAAAAGATGCTATGGTGTTGCCAGACGGGGTTCAGCACGTGAGCGGTACAGACTACAGTAACACCGCTTACTTGCCTGCGGATACAAACAATCCGGATACTACAAGCGGTAGAAGTGGCTCTCAATTTGCTACGTTTAAGATTGCGCTTGATACGAACAATGTTGCGCAGAAGATTAAGCTGTTTGTCAATGGTACATTTGATACTATTTTAGTAAAGACATTTGATTCCAGCACTGCTCCTACTGACTATAGTCTTGAGACTGCTGCTTCTGCAACAAATGGATGGTTGAGCTGCCATGTCACTAAATCAAGCGCAGTTACTGATGAAGGGGTACCTTCAGCGGGTGTTGCTGATGGCGCAGCTAATGTGCTAGATGGTAACGAGACTGATAGAGAAGTTACTCTTGACGCAGGTGCAAGCCGGTGGGGGTACGCTTCGCACATCTATGTAAGAATCAAACTAGATTCCGGAGATAAGGTTTCTAAACTTGGACTTCGGTCTGTCTAATACTTGAATAATGTCATCATTTTCTACTGAAGAGAAACTAGATCTTCTTATCAAGAAGATAGCTTTTGGTAAGGCTAAGACTGAAACGTCTGAAAATACAGATCCGTTTGGTGAAGCTACAGCGAGTCCATTGCTGTTGCGTGCGGATAAGCTGTGGAGAGAAGCAGGTAGTATTCCTACGTCTCCCCCAGGTGCGGATACGTCTCAAGTCGAGCTGTACACTGGTGCAGATACTGTACAATGTACAGCTGTGTCTGCCGCACAGAACACGAATATTAGTGGATTTAAGCGGTCCTGGACAACAGGACAAACAGACTGGATTCCACCGGAGTTTGGTGCTAACTACTTGGTCAAAGTATATGTTGGACCCGCCGGTTGGAATGGCACCGACGCTGTTGCAACAACTGTTGGAGGTACAAATGGAACTAGTACGGGAGCACAGGTATTCCAAGTTGAGCCGGGTAATGATACCGCAGAGTGGTACTTTGATTACCAGGCAGGTATTCTATACTGGGTTAACGAAAACGAATCCGGTACGCTTGGAGCTTCAACGTCGCTGACTGGGTCTATTGCTGGTACCGACAAAGTCTACATCCAAGGCTATAAATATATTGGTGACTTTGGTGTAGGAGGGGGAATCGAGCTTACAGACTTTGATGTTACTCAAAATGCAGCATCTGGAACTGGTACTCTTACGTATGATGAAGCTGGTGAGTTTACGTATACTCCACCCCTGTTAACCGGTTTTCAAAGTACAATAACTGGGGGTGCAACTACCATTGTATCTGATAACCTTGGTACTAGCCTAGCACTTGTCTCCGATGCTTCTGGAAAGGTGGCCGTGTCTGATGTCACAGCTACAGAGTTAGGATATTTGGATGGGGTGACTAGTGGTATCCAAGCGCAGATTAATAGTAAGCAAGCAACTATCACGGGAGGCGCAACAACCATTGTTAGCGACAACCTGGGAGCATCACTTGCATTGGTTTCTGACGGCTCTGGAAAAGTAGCTGTTTCAGACGTTACTGCTACAGAACTTGGACATTTAGACGGAGTAACTAGCGGCATTCAAGCACAGATTAATGCTAAGCAAGCCACAATAACTGGTGGTGCTACTACTATCGTTAGTGACAATCTTGGGGCTAGCTTAGCACTGGTTTCTGATGCATCGGGAAAAGTTGCAGTATCCGATGTAACTGCTACAGAGCTTGGGTACCTTGATGGGGTGACGAGTGGAATACAGGCTCAAATCAACGCCAAGCAAGCTACCATTACGGGTGGTGCTACAACGATAGTCAGTGATAACCTTACTGCAAGCAAAGCGCTGGTATCTGATGCATCGGGTAAAGTTGGTGTTTCTGCTGTTACATCCGCAGAGCTCGGGTATGTAGCTGGAGTTACCTCAGCCATACAGACACAAATCAATGCCAAACTCACAGCCAATGCTTCTATCACAGGTGCTACAAAGACCAAGATAACGTATGATGCTAACGGTTTGGTTACTGCAGGTGCAGATCTAACAGCAGATGATATACCTGATATTAGCGGAACATACCTAACGTCAGAGACTTTTACTAACGTTGGGGTTGCCGAAGGCACCGATGCTAACGCACACAAAGTGGTTCTAACCACAGCCGGCAATGGCGAGACCGTAACCGGTGTGCAGATTGATACAAATGATCTCACCTTCACTCCCTCAAGTACCGCTGATAGAGGTAAGCTGACTACTGGTGACTTGCTTGTAAAAGGAGACTTTACTGTGCTTGGTGGTGGCACTATAATCAATCTGCAGCAGGAGAATATCTACATGAAAGACGCCATCATTACACTTGGTAATGCTGATGACGCTCTTGATGCTGACTATGATGATGCTGCAGAGCTGGCTACTGACATAGGTATTGAAGCATTTAAGAAAGGCTACGTTACCGATGATGCTAATAAGTATCCAAAAGTTGTCTTTGATCACAGTGCTAGTGTGTGGGCAGTCAACAACTGGAGCCACGCAGCTTCTGTAGAAAACAAGATTGCAGAGAAGTTTGTGTCTGACGCATATGCGTGGACTGAAGCAAATGTGACTGCTGGCTATGCGGAAATAACGCACAATCTGAATACGAAAAGAATCTTGGTACAAGTCACCAACGATAGTGATGAAATTGTATATGTCAAGTTCATTGCCAACGATCTTCAAAAGGCGAAGATATACATTGCAGCCGCTACTGCGGGCGACGCATTTGACATCGTTATCATTGGTTGATGTATATTAGCATACCAAAGAATAGTATTCATGTTACTCAAAGAATGTATCAACGTTTTCCGTGCCTTCCAGCAAATCAGCACTAACACGCTGCCACTTAAAACAAGTTGGATGCTCGCTCAGAATATCTCAAAACTTAAGCCTGTAGTAGAGTTATTTGAAGAGCAACGAGAGACTCATATCGCAGTTCTAAAAACCAAAGCATCTACAGATGCGAAGGGAGAGCCAGAAGTAAGTGAAGAAGATGCTTCGGCATTTCGTGATCAAGTAGAGGATCTTTTAAATACGGAACAGAAAATCCGTTTAAAGAAGGTCACTCTTATAGATGATGGCACTTTGACGATTGAGCCTAATGTTCTGCTTGCAGCTATGGACTACTTAATCGTGAAAGAAGATGCCGATAAAGCTAGCTGATGTAATTGAGAATGTAAACTCTGACTATCCAGTTATTGATGCGTCAAAGGACGCTACTTCTGGGGGTGGTATAAAAGGGTTTGGTATTTTCCGGAATTTTTCCGACAGAGATGCTGTACCCGAAAACAAAAGATGCTATGGGTACGTAGCAGTCGTTCTGTATGGGGATAAGATTTACAATGAGGTTAGTGCTTTTGATAGCACTCTTGATGTGGACGATGAACCAACAACCAGCACCTCCTCTCCAGAATACGACTTTAACGCAGACGGTACTTATGCAGCAACAGATTTTACTGAAGTAGTTGGGTTAACAGGTACTGTAATAACAGGCAGCGAGCAATTTTATGGGTTTGACACTTCAACCAGAATCTTTGTCTACAAGACAAAACCGTTTGGTCTAGATCATAGTAGTGGAGGAGCGAGTGCCGTCCTTGGAGGAGGCAGTGAAAACGTTTCTGTTACTGATGAAGATATAAACAGCGCAATAGAACTTGACGATTGGGAAAGCGAAGATAACTGGGTTGAAATAGGATTAGCTGCCAATGCATATCCTACAGTTCCAGGACAAGACCTTCAAGACGACGCAGAAGACTATAGACTTCCTATATACGATACAGGTGACAAGAGGAACAAGGCGATGAGCTTTGATGATTTCCTTGGGAGTATTTTGCAGCAAATGATACAGGCTGTTGTTGAGGCTGGGCTAGGAACAGAGACTACATACACAAACCCAGACAACGGAGTAATTGGTGACTTTGACGGCGACGGCATTGTTGGTTCTGCTGACCTCATTATTTTCCTAGGGGGATTTGGCTCAAACCTAGGCGACCCCACAGGAAATCTATCCCTATCTACATCCTCATACGTGATAAGTTCATCTGGTCTTACAGACCCCACTAATGCAGTGGAAATGATTCAGACTGCTTACCAGAATGATGACTGGGCTACAGCAGGCGGGCCTGATGCTACAGATCTTCAAAGTGGCAGTACAGACTATCAAACCGAATTTTTCTTTACAGCAGCAAATGGTACCCCTGGTGTAGGAGCATGGGATGTATTTGAATCCATAGGTGCCACAAGCTCTAACAGAAGCTTCTTTGGATTTGAATATGCAGGAGGGGCAAGCGACCCTACCTTCCAAGATGGGCTAGTAAAAATTAAACTATCTGCGTTTACTGTAATTGGCTTTACACGAATTCTCCAAGGAAATCACAACTTAGGATTTATTGCGAGGGTGAGGCTGAAAAACAGTTCAGGAACTGTACTGCAGACAAAATATTTTAATTGGGTGGTAAATTGTCCCACCACTGCAATTTCTGGTGGTTTTACTGAAGCCTTCGATGCGAGACCTAACCAAGAACCGCTTACACTAGTAGATTTTGCAAACCAAAACGAATTTGGGGATACTGATGTAGGAGTTGCTAATAACGTAATAAGTGCTACAACTAGAATTGAAATAGAGTATGACTACTATGTTCCTGATGCACCTAGTGCAGTATTCTATTTGTTAAATCTGTCCGTAACAGCAAAGTGTGAGCAAGGATGAAAACTATTCAGATATACAGCAAGGGTGGTCTGGTTATTCTAAAAGCGGACGTAGGGACAGGGCTAGTTTATGATGGAGGAGGTGTACTATCTGCTAGTAACAACAGCATAATTTCTGTAGGAATTGATATTACAGATACTACTACCTCTACGGTAGTGTTTAGTGGACTAGACTATAGAGGAATAGAAGACGAAAGCGGTACTGTACTGAACAGTAGTCGTGCTGCTACTGTAACTGATCTTAATGCAATCTTCGACAAAAAAGTCATAGATGACTTTCTAGTAAAAGATGAAAACTCAGATAACTCTGGAACCACTAAGATTCGACATAAAGAAGGCACTGGTGGAGCTGACAGAGACGATGCAGGTACACTTGAATTAAATCTGCACAGCGCATCTATTGGGTTGTATGGTAGCTACTTAAAAATTACCGAGGACGACCTAAACAATACGTCTGGTAAGAACTCTGCGTATGGAAGGTTGGAAGTGTATCTAGAAAATGCAGGCACTCCAGTTGAGGTTCTAGATATGCAGATGAGTAACATCGTACAAGCTCCTGCAGTAGACTTGAACACCAGCTCTTTGGATGTATCTGGAGATGTTACATTCTCTGGTGCTGCAAACACTGTAACATTTAGCGGTGATACCAGCGGTATCGATTACGGAGATATTTCTAACACACCTACGATACCAGGGGATCCGTACATATTAGACGGCGTCTACCTAAAAGTTGAAACTAGGGATACTGCGTACTCCAATGACTCATACGAAGGAGAGGTGCTGAAGTGGGGCAACGCTAGCAGCATGTCTGCTGGGCAGTTAAGATATATGGGTGCAGCAGGTTCTCCTGCTTCCTCAAGATGGGCTAATGCAGATGCTGATGCAGAGTCAACAACTGCGGGTATGTTAGGCATTGCTTTAGGCTCAAGTGCTACAACCGATGGCATGTTTATCAAAGGTGTCATTTCGTTCAGCAATAGCTTCACTCCAGGAGACACGCTTTATGTAAGCCTTACAGCCGCAGGGATTACAAATGACATCAGCTCTTACACTACAGGTGACATAGTTCGTATAGTGGGTTACGCTCTGAGCACGGGGCTTATTTACTTCAATCCTTCTGATGATTACGTAGAGCTTTCATAATGGCTATTGAGAAAATAAATTCTTTAGCCCTAAGCTCTATTGCTGAGATTAACAGCACGGCTAAGGCAAGCATTGCGAAGTTTAACGGATCTGAGGCGACATCTGTATCTTTGACCGACTATGTAAGTAGTGGCTTGGAGATGCATTTTAATGCAGGAGATGAGAACAGTTATAACTCATCCACAAACCCAAGTACATGGACGGACATAAGCTCTAACGGATATAGTATGGCCCTTAACAATGGTCCGACTGAGCCTAACGCAGGGGACAACTACATACAGTTTGATGGGGTTGATGACTATGGCGAAATAAGCGTTTCTTCAGGTGACTACTTTTATGGAACGGGTTCGGCCTCTGGTGGTAGTGAAACCCACGATCAGGACCAATATACCTTTATGGCTGTCTTGTCTTTTCCTGAAAATGGAAGCACGGGGTATGTAGTAAGCGACGCATATTGTGGATTGGCAAGTAGGCGCAGAAGGCAAACTTATTCTTCCTCTACCAGAGGTACACTCCTAAGATATGGTCTTTACGGGTTTGACCATAGTAATTACTATGGCTCTCTTGTTAGACTAAAGCCTCCTAGTAATATGTCAACTTACTTCCATTACAATAGTAGTCGAAGTCAGTACGAACTAAAGCCCAACACTAAGATCCATGTTGCTATGACCGTTGACTTAACCTCTAGCTCAAGCAATAACCTTATCTGTTATATTAATGGTCAAACATTTACTGCCAGCGCATCACAGGGGTCAATGAGTAATCTTAGCGGGTCTAGTGCAAACCTGACTTATGACACTACTAGCCAGATTAAAGACGGCAGTCAATATTGGCATCATGGTGTGTCGCCATTGAACACTCAATACAATGGAAATCCAAGGGTCAGTTCTAATTCTTTGTCTACAAATACCTATGAGCTAATGATGTATAACAGGGTGTTGTCTGCCACAGAGATAGAGCAGAACTTTGATGCATATGTAGATAGGTACGGAGCAATATGATTATACCAGCAACAAGAAGGTATTTCTTTATTGATGCCTTAGACCTCAACGATATTGATTTCAGCAAAGTGTTGGAGGCATCAGACAATCTTTCATATCGTAGTGACGGGCTTTACTTCATCATTAAAACTGATGACCGTAACTACACTCCCGCAACAACAAACCGATATCTAGGTCCATACGACTATGATCAAGTTAAGCTGGAGCTGAATAAGGTTGGTTGGCCTGCAGAAGACTTCCTTCCTACTGATATTTTAGAGTAATATTCCCTGTTATCTTTAGCATAACCCCGTCATGAAGCTTTTACTTCAACGAATCTCTTCGAACAGAGACAGCACTTTAGGTGTCTTGTATATGAATACTTTAAGTACATACGAGATAGGGAAGAGGGTTTTTAAGTTTCTCTGCTTTACTCTCGAGGATGAGTATCGAGAGACTAAAGTGTATGGAGAAACACGAATACCTCAAGGCATATATGATGTGTGTTTAAAGCAGACTGGGGGGTTCCATGATCGGTACCGCACACGCTTTCTTAAAATCCACAAGGGTATGCTTCACTTGCAAAACGTCCCAGGCTTTACTGACATTCTTGTTCATTGTGGCAATACTGACGAGCACACTGCTGGTTGCCTTTTGCTAGGCTACCGACCCGCATTGGTACAAGGAGGAGAGTTTGAGTTGCACAACAGTACTCAGGCGTACAATGCTGTTTATCCCGCCATCGCTCAAGCCTTAGAAAAGGGAGAGCATGTAGAAATTGAAATTCAAAACTTTGATGAAGGTTACAAACACATGGGGTAATCCCCACAAACACGGCGATAAGTTCATTGTCAAAATAAGGCTCGGTAAAGTCACTGTATACGATTTAGTATTAGACTTTGGCTCAAAGCAATATCAACTGACTTTGTTTAACTTTACAGTACGACTGTAATGAAAAAATTGCGCGACACCAAAGTAGGGTCGTGGCTTAAGAAGAAATCTCCAAAGTTGTTTGAGTCAGTAGCAGATGCACTGCCTGACAGCGGAATACTAGGAGTAATAAAGAACTTAGTAGATTCGGATGCAAGCCTGACGCCTGGAGATAAAGAAGAGTTTAATGAACTCTTCAAAGCTTCTGTGCGCATAGTTAGCGAGAAACAAATAACTAAACGTTGGCAATCAGATGTTGCGGGCAAAAGTTGGTTGTCTCGTAATATCCGTCCTGCTATAGTAGGGGTCTTAGTTCTTTTTTTAGTTGTTTTTATTCTACTAGACACCTTAGCAGTAGAGTATGAAATCCGTGAGGTCTGGGTAAACATGTATGAAACCATTCTTATGACTTCTATAGGGGGCTACTTTGTGGTACGCACTATCGATAAAAATCAATTGCCATGGCAACGCTAAACGAAATCATCTACAATATCGCAGAACAACTAGAGCGTGGAGATGATGCGGTCTTACGCGAACGTCTTAAGTTTATGGTAGGGTACTACCGTGCGCAGTTTGTAAGGCAAGATCAGCGCCGTAATCACAGTCTTCCTAGTCAGCTTGTACAATCTTTAGATTGTTTGGATATGGAAGCTTCTAGCGCTTTAGAGTGTTGCTCTGCTGTCGATATTGGGTGCGACGTCTGGCGTACTAAACAGACTATCCCAAAGCCTGTTCGCATTTATGACGGTTCCGAGTTTGCATTTGTAGGCACGGCAGATGCAAAAGAACCTTTCCAAAGAACTACGCCAGTTCAAGCCGAGTACGGTAAACACAATAAGTACGTCAATAAACTTCCTCAGTACATCTATACTAAGGACAGAATCTACGTGCTCAACTCTCGGCCTAAAAGTATTCTGGTAAAAGGCATTTTTGAGCAACCAGAAGAGTTAGAAAATTACACATGCTGTGATGGTACTACTGTTTTTACAGCAGATAAAGAATATCCAATTTCAATGGACATGGTTCAACGGATCACCCAAAGTATCCTAGGAACAGAAATGCGTTTAGAGAATAGACAAGATGACAACGACGAAGTACAGCTGCGAGAGTAGATATAGCACTAAGGATTCCTACAAGTCTTATTGTAAGAACAACCCTACAACACCCGTTACTTATGCTTTGTACAAGCATATCATTTCGGAGTTTAACAAGAAACTTTCTAAAGTTATTTTAGATGGCAGGGTATTTAATATGGGGCATAGATTAGGTACGATCCGCATAAAGCGTATTCCTAGGTCATTTAATAAGCCCACAATTGATTGGCATGAAACTAACAAGCTGAAGAAAGAAGGGATAAACAAGCTTATCTACTACACGGATGATTACTACTTCAGATGGAATTGGGACAAGCACAGATGTATGGTAAAGAACAAGAGTGTATACACGTTTTCTCCTACGGCAGGGGCTGCAGGAAATAAAAAAGCATTGGTTAAAAAACTACGAGAAGATGAGTTTGCATACTTGAATTTTAAAAAATGATTTACAAAACCGTATCGTCGAAGGCAGTCATTGCCAAAGTATTCCGGGACTTAAAACCTACTACGGACAATTGGGTTATTGACGCTGTTGAGTGGATAGGTGAGGGCTTAGAATACATTGGGTATTCTGCTGGATTAGAAAAGAAAGCAAGTACGGTATCTATTTCCAACCACCGCTCTCCCCTGCCTTGTGAACTAGTAGACATTATCCAGGTAGAATATAACGGGAGCCATCTGCATTACGGGTCTGATGTTACAGGATATGACCTGCCCAATGCTGAACGCACTACAAATCCTCAGCCATACACGCCCTCTGAAATTACTACAGGTGCGGTATTCCAAACTCAAGCAAATGAACACCCCCTAGGCAACAATACATACAAGCAGCAGAAAACAATAAAAGCGTCTAGCTATGGAGGTGGTGACTATTATGTGATTAACCCTGATTATATTCAGACTTCTTTCGAAGAAGGAAATATAAAGATTCACTTTACAGCCTATCCAGTATGTGATGATGGGTACCCTAAAGTACCTGACAACATTTACTACAAACAAGCTCTTGAATGGTACATACTAAGGCAGATGATAATGGGAGGGTACACACATCCTGTGTTCAATTGGCAGACAGCGGATCAGAAGTGGGGGGAGTACTGCCTGAAAGCTCAGAACGATGCAGCATATCCGAGTATCGACAAGATGGAAAGCTTCAAAAATATGTGGGTGCGCATGGTTCCAAACCTGAATGCCCACTCCGATTTCTTTATTGGGAATAACACTCAAGAACGTCTAATGCGATGAGACCACTAAAAGGAATGATGCGGGATGTACATCCTAGCAAAGTATCAGAGGGTCTCTACATAGACGCAGTAAACTTTGTTTATGGAGAGCACATGGACTCTCTTCTACAAGAAGCCGGGTTCACAAATGACTCAAGTGTTACAGACGATAGTGCTCCTAAGTTTTACATCTTAGGTGGCTGTGGGCTAGTTGACGATGGAATCATTCTTTTTTGCAAACGCCCAGACAGTACGACAAACTACGTAGTAAAAGTTGTTGGGACGCTGACTACAATTTTGTCTAGCGGAGTGTTTGGATTTTCAGATGATGCAGTTATTGATGCAGTCTCTTTTAAAACTACTTCTGGGCAAACTTTTGTTATTCTTACGGACGATGTTTCTCCTCCGAAATACCTAAATGTAGACACCACTGCTGTACCTAGTTTGGTCAGCCCTACGCACGACCCTGTTTACATAGAACAGAACCAAGTCTCTTTAGGCGGTCAAGGATTTTTTAATTCTGGTACTCACTATATCGCGATTGCTTATGCCTACGAAGACCAGAGTTACCTAGAGTTCAATAATCTAAATGGACCATATGTCGTCTATGATTCTGGGAAAACTATTTCTTTGAAGCTAAGCAACTTAGACTCTGATTATTCTTACATAGCAGCAGCTTTTGTTTCGGTATATGATGATTCTGTCAGCACAGGCATTACCGGTTTCTTTCCTTATGAGGGTAATGAAACTACTATTACTCTGACTGGCATCTTACAAAAAGATATTTCTTTAGATGAAATCCTAGTTCAGAACATTGTTTACAGCCAAGCTAAAACCTTGACTCTACAAGGAAATCGGTTGTACATGGGCAATGTTGCAACTGCAGATGTTACTGATCTTCAGCAGTACGCCAATCGTATTCAGGTATTGTATCAAACATACTATGGAGGTCACACAGAAGACGGTGTATCTACAGTAGGCTTCAATGGCAATGACAAGGAACAAGACTTAAATTTTGGAGGACTTGCCTTTCAACCTGGAGAGGTATACGCTTTTTATGTTAGCTATGTGCGTGAGGACGGTTCGCTAACTCCAGCCTTCCATATTCCTGGGTCTCCACCAAGGTCAATAGGACAGCCTCATCTTACTGCTGTAGAAACAGGAGCTTCTGGCACTATACGATCTACAGATGCATCGTTGATAGCAGCAAACTCTAGTCTGAGTTATCTCGAAGACGATAACGATATAGCTGTTAGTGGTATGAAGTATTTCCATACCCGGAATACCCATGAGTACTTTGGAGATGCAAGTGCTTACACTCCTACTGGTGTGACAAGTGGCGTAGGTGTTTGCGGTTACTGGGAAAACTCTGCAGAAACGTATCCTTCAAACTTCCCTGTTCAGCAATGGACCGTAGAAGATACTTCTGATAACTCCGGCAGTATTACAGACTACACTCTTGCTAGTGAGCCAGTTCGTCATCACAAAATCCCAATACTGGGCGATGCTACAGATTTAGTGCGGATACGGTTTGCAAATGTTCCTATGCCTGCGGGGTACGTAGGTGTACGAATGTTTCATGCTAAAAGAGATTTGACCAATAGTCTGCATATTGGACAGAGTATTTTGATTCATGGCAGCTACAATCACTACTCTAACATTGCTGAAACTGTAACTGATTACCATGACTATACAAGTTCTCATGGTATGAACTTGCCTCAGTACAATTCTCAAGAAGTTTCTGACATAGACACGATATCTAGTGCGACAGACCAGCTTAATAATGATGCTTGGTTTGCGGGGATAAAGGAAACCACGGGTAGGATGTACTGCTTTGAGGCATTGCGGTCTAGAGTAAATCTTCCTGAAACGGCTTACATTGAAAACATCGATTATAGGATTGATTATGGTTTAAGTTCTACTGGTGAAGTAGGGCTTATAGGAGATGGTCTTGTAACTAATAATTCAGACAATGGTTACTGGGGTGACTCAGATATACTTAATGCTCCAAATGCCCTTACGGTAGGAGGCAAAGCTTTCTTTCCTGAGAATGGAAGGCAGGTAAGTCTTACTAATAATGTACGAATCAGAAAGGTCAGCACTGTCCGATACGTTGAAACGAACGCTATCGATGATGAGTTAGAAATTGACAATAGGTTTTGTGAGACTTGTATAGGGTTTAACATTGAATATGCGAATTCGACAAGCAGTACAGACTGGAAAGACTTTTTAAAAAGCACCAGTGGTACGCACTTAGGGAACACCTCGAATCCAGGCACAGGTTTTAGAATCAACAGCAACTTAACTGCAGGACATACAGGAGCGCAGGCTTCGAATCCGATATGGATTACAAATCTGAAACAGCATCTATTTACCTGTTACCAAAATTATGCTGCACAAGATTTAGTAGCGTGTACAGGAGTGATTCCCTACACTAAATTAGCTTCTGCAGAGCTGGGTCAAATTGATGGGGAATCTGTTAATGTAGGTAGCATAGATACCACATTTGTTGCTGGGGATATTGTAAGGAGTTTCTATAAGCATAGGCTAACAGCTCCTGTAGGTGTTGATGCTGTAGCGAACGGAAACAATGCCACGCAACTTGTTGATTTACTAAGTACTAATCGAGTCACAACCGTAGACTCTACTCGTGGTATTCTTTCGCAAGTATACAATTACAGGGTTCAGGGTCGCACTAAGTTCGAGTATCTGAACTATGAGTTAGACAATCCTGTCAATCTATCAGCTAACGAATATGTTTTTAGAGCTGCTAGCCCTGGTAATGATCAACTATATGATTACCCGTCACGGTTGTATGCAGAAAATGTATATCAGCCTGTAGGAATCTTTAGCAGTGGGCAAACATTCGTAAATAATTTTCCCCATCGGATTGTCCGCAGTAGTGAAATTGGGTCTTTAGGAGTATCTACAAACGTTATCGCGTTTAAGCCCATAGAGTTTTTTGATATGCAGCGTGACCGTGGCGAGATTGAAAATCTTCAAGGTTATGGTGATCGTCTTATTATTCACCATGAGCGGGGGTTATTTATGACTCAAGGTCAGGAGAAGATATCGACTACAGCAGGAGAGCTAGCTTTAGGTCAATCAGACATATTGGCTACAAAACCTGTAGAGATACGACCCAGCGATAAAGGCTATGCAGGCACACAACATCTGCTATCTTGTGTTTTAACGCCTCATGGGTATTTCTTTGTTGACGCAGACCAACGCAAAGTTTTTTCTTTAGCAGGAACAGACCTGAAAGAAATTAGTAGGTCTGGAATGAAAGATTGGTTTCAGGAAAAACTGAAACTAGATACAACTTTCTCTTCCTCTAATACTTTCAAATTCTTCCCAGGCCTTCATGCTACGTATGATTCTCGGTACGATAGAGTTATACTCTTAATCAGAAACGCAGATTACACAGGAGATTTTAGTGCAGGCTATCTAATCGACACTCAAGATGAGTACAATGAGAATGCAGGTATTGAATCTAAAGATGAATTCATTAGTTACAGCTACTTGAACCAAGCGTGGGTTAGTAGACATACCTATGACAGTACAGCTTTGTTAGAAGGTCTGAATACTGTGTATGCTCTGCGCGTTCGAAATATTAATATCGATGGTACTCTATCTCCACAAGTGCGTTCTGCTAAGTTTCACAATCAAGCAGGCACCTTTGGAAAGTTTCACGGGGTAGTGCATGAGTCTACAATTGATGCTCCATCACCGATAGGGCAATCAGGAGTATTTAGCAGCTTTAACTGGGACACTCGTGTTGTGTCTTTTCCAGAAGAGCGATTTACTCACTATGAAAATACCTTCACTAAAGCGTTGGTGTATACAGATACGCACTGCAGCGGGTTTATCGACTTAGTTGTTCCTGAAGGTCTTACTACAGGACACAATTTGCGGCACACTCATGAACGCTGGCACTTTAATGGCTTTAGGGATCTTGTTGCTGATAGATCTCTTCCTTTTTTGACTGAAGACTTGGAGCTGATTACTACTAATATTAGTAGCACATTGGAGTGGTATGAGCAAAGGCGTATACAATCTGACTATGCTGTAATTCGATTGTATATAAAAAGTAGCGATAGCGGTCAAGATGGTATTGGATTATATTTGTATGATATATCTGCGAAAGTTAGACCTACTGCTAGGGGGTGAGGTAGTCATGAAAATAGATATTCAACAACAATGAGTTTGACTGATTATGAAATAATAGGACTTGCCATAGGTATGGTAGGCATTTATGTCAAACTTCATAGTGAAGTAATGACTATAAAAGCACAGCAATATTCTCTAGAGAATAACAATGAAAAGGTAGATAAGAAGCTAGAGCAAGTAGTCGACGACTTAGCAGAAATAAAACTGCTCTTAGCTCGTAATCAAATGGACAAATAACTATGGCACGTAAAGGATTGTACGCAAACATTCACGCTAAGCGTAAACGTATTAAGGCAGGGTCTGGTGAGACTATGCGCAAAAAAGGAGCTAAAGGTGCTCCCACTTCTAAAGCTTTTAAGGATTCTAAAAAAACGGCGAAGAAAACTACTCGTCGTAAAAAGAAGAAGAAGTAATGCCTGCTAAACGAAAAAAGTCTACTCCTATTCGTAAAACAACGAAAGGAAAATCTGCGAACTACAGACCTACTAAATCTGGTGCAGGGATGACCAAAAAAGGTGTCCGGGCATATCGTAAAGCAAATCCAGGAAGTAAATTAAAAACTGCTGTAACTGGAAAAGTGAAAAAAGGTAGTAAGGCTGCAGGACGTCGTAAATCATATTGTGCTCGCTCTTTGGGACAACTCAAACGTAGCAGTGCAAAAACTCGTAACAACCCTAACTCACGTATACGTCAAGCACGTAGACGTTGGAAATGTTAATACCATGAAAAACAAAAAAGCTGAAACCCTTATGAAAAGGGGAATCCCAAAAAATGTCGTTATGAAAATGCTTGGCTCTATGAGACGCGGAGGTAAAACTCCTAGCTCAGTAATGACTCAATATGGATACGGTGGTAAGACTAGTACTAGCAAAATGCCTAAGAAGGCTGTGGTGAAACCCCGTAAAAAGAAGAAGTAATGGAAGAAGAATGGAAAGAAGCGACTTTTCTGGATCCTAAGAAATTAAAGGATACAGCTGACAAACTGAAGAGTGGTGAACTTACATGTAATACCGACAGTCCTGAGGATTGTGAAAGCTGCAGTGGATGAGCAAAAAGTTTAACGGTCATAGGTGTGAGAAAAGGAACCTCGCTGAAGTAGTGTTGGGTTTAAAGTCTAAGAGCAAAAATCGCTCTAAGGCAAAACCGCGTCCTAAAAATTACACATATGAACTTGGTGGTGAAACAGACCCACTAAAGCCGTTAACAGCTACTTCTGATACCAATTCTGGGTACAACCCACTAATCGCTCAACAGATTGAAAGAGCGGGAGGTCTAGATGCACTGCAGCAAAATTTAGCTGCTTCAGATGCACTGTCTCAATTAAATGCAATGCCTCGTATATCCCAAGGGGATTTTGAGGTAGATGAAGACGGCAATATCATAGAGGACAATCCGTCTCTTTTAGAGATGGCAGCTAACCCAATCACCACTGCTAGAACAATCCTCGACCCAAGCGTAGAAGGAATGCCTTCTCAAGTAGAGTTCGATCAGGCCAAAGGAAAAGGTACTATAGCTGGGCAGGTGGCAAATGATTTAGTCAACCCTGCTGCTTGGGTAAACTATGGGAAGAATGCTTTAAGGGATGCAAGTCAAGGTAATTTTATTGGTGCAGGATTAAATGCGCTTGGAGCAATACCTGGAATAAGTATAACAGGAGCAGGAACAAGACAAGCTCTAAAGCAAGCAGGCGTTACTGGAGTAAAAAATCTGTATAAGGCAAACCCTGCACTGAAAAATCCTATGGGATTTAGAAATGTTGGAGACAAGCCTCATTTTTTATTCGGTTACAATAAACCTATTGATCCAATGAGAATGGACTTGAATCCAGAGGCAGGATTCAATCAACTTGCGGAAGGCGTTAGTAGAAACAATAGTCTTAATTGGGGGCATGCGGATAGATTGGATGCGGAGCTTTATGCTAAAACACCCTTTGGTGAACAGTTAGGATCGGGAGGTTTTGGAACTGTACATGAGTTCAAGAATAGTCCTTATGCAATAAAATTTCCTCACCAAGAATTTAGCAATCCTAATGCTGTCTTGCCGACTAGCAGGTATTCTGGAACAACTGATGATTTCATAGCCAGGACTAGCGAGATTGCTGATGATATGCCAAATGTAGCAGCTCCACTACGTAGTCAGAATGACTTAACTATAATGAGGAACTTGCAAAAACAAGAAGCAGTTCCAGGAGCACCTGAACTCCCGACAAGAGATGCTTATGCATCAGCTCTGAAACAAGTAAGACAGCTTCGGGACAGAGGTATCGGTCTGGACTTAGACAATATCAGAGGGAATATCAACTATAATAAAAACACGGGACAATTTGATTTCTACGATTTAGAAAACGTCCCACAGCTTTCGGCTTCTAGTCCAAAGAACTTGCAGCAATTACAAGTTCGGTATGGTCCCATTCGTCCATTCCCGGGACAGAACCAAGCTGGAGCATATACAAACCCTGTAGAGTATATGGATGAAGTTCGATCTGGTTTAGGAGTTCGAGGTATGGGGTATCCAGATAAATTAACCGGTAAACGTGCAATGGAAGGTGTTATGAGATTAAAAACTAATGATGGGTTGCTTAGGTTTCAAACCCAACCACCAGTATCACCAGTTACGCCTCCTAAGCTAGATATCCCACCATCACTTCAAAAACACCTAAACCTACCTACAGGGTTTTTCGGAGGTACGATGACCAAACCACGAGTTGCGCCTCCAAAAGCAAATTATGGCAGTCCTGTGTCAGAGCTGTTAGGCATGTTAGGGAGCCAAGATACCTCGGCTAACGTAGGAGAGCTTACAGAGCATTACGGGCAGTTTGGTGATACAACTTTAGCTGTGCCTACAGGTATGTCTTTAGGTCAAGGACTGAAGCAACATATTTTGCAGCCACGGGCGATGAACTTGCCTATGGACTTCATTATGAATAACCCAACGTTGAGTAATGAGCAGCAGCTCATGGCGTACCATGCTCAAAATCGACCTGCACAACCTACTGCTGGAGATCCTCAAGGTAATGGTGTTTTTGGGTTTCCTTTCCAAGATCAAGACACTAGCACATTCCCTCTGTTCAGTATGAATGATACTGGGCAATATCCTGGTGGTCCAATAAATAATCAAAATACAGCTGGCCCTCGTAATCCTGAGTACAATCAGCCTCTGCCAGAGCAAAGTATGAATGCCAGAATGTTGAGCTATCCTCAAGGCAATACTGCTAACTACTCTCAGGATTTGTTGCAGCCAGTTTTAGATCAAGCTCAAAGCGCAGGAAATAGCACTCCTTTTGGATCTCAGGGTTCTATGGCTGATCAAGCTAGTAACTCTATGAATGCTTCTATGCCTGCACTAAATATTCCTGAGTTTACTCCAGTTCCTGGAGGCAACTCTAATGCACCGATGAACCCTCAAAATTTGGAAGGCATTTTTAATCAGATGCAACAATCAGGAGGATTAAATTCTATGCTTGATAATGTAAAAGGAGCAGCAGGTCAAGAGGGACGTGCTCAGCTCGTCAATCAATTACTGAATCCTGGAGGCACGGGAATAGCAGATTTCACAAAAATGGCAGGTGGCTTGAAGAATCTTGCTTCAGCTGGAGTAAATCAAATAGTTGGAAAGGCTGCTGACACTATGACTAGTGGAGATGACGGCTTTGGAACTTTTGCAGGCAACGCACTTAAGGGTGGCGCAGGAGCTTTAATGCTAGGTATACCTGGGGCAGCTCCTATTGCGGCAATAGCAGGTATCGCAGGGTTGGTAAAGCAGCGTCGGGATCGTCGTCTTGCAAATGAAGCAGACAATGCTGCTAATCTGCAAACAGGTGAGGCAGTTAGAGGAGCTTTGGCAGACTATTCTCAGCAAGTAAATTCAGTAATGAACGAGCGGGGAGCAGGGTACAACACTGTTGCTAACTATGGGGGTGCTATGAATGCACCGCAATATGAAACTGAAGGTGGGGAGATGATGATGGCAAGTCCTCAAGACCCTCCTATGGCTACTAATAATGGCAACTACAAACAGGTAGCATCTAATATGTATCAAGTTCAAGGCCCGAAGCATGAAAGCGGAGGTGTTTTGACACAAGGTGCTACTGAAAGTTATATTGATCCTATTACAGGTCAGCCAGTTGAAAGTCCATATGTATTTAGCGATGCTACAGACATGAAGATTGATGCGTCCGAATTCTTGAAAATGATCTCATGAGAAAGAAAAAACAAACTCCTGCAACTATTGCAGCTGAAATCAGTCGCTTTATTAAAAAGCAGGAGGACACTTTGTCGCGTTATCCTGTAGGTCCGATGGCGAATGCAGCTAAGCTTAACCTGCAAAAGGGTATGAAAGCTTTGAATGCGTTGAAGGCAAAGAATGAAGAGATGCGCCTAGGCAAAGAAGCTCAGACACCGGCAATGAATTACGGCGGTTCTACTGTGCCTAAGTATGGTGACGGGGGCGACACTATTACCGACGATCAAAGTCTTTTAGTGGACATGTTTATGAAAGACTATAACTATAGTCCTTCCGCTGCATTAGCTGCTATTGCTGTAACTCATAAAGAATCCGGAGGAAAGCTTTCTCAGCAAGAGAAGAGCTATAAGAATACTTCTAACAAGCGAATTAAAGAAGTTTTCGAGAAGACAGGTTTGTTCAAGAACATGTCTGATAGTGAGATAACTAAGCTTAAGGCTGATGACCAGAAGTTTTTTGATTTCGTATACGCTCGAGATTCTTTAGGAAATACTGAACCTGGTGATGGCTATAAATACCGAGGTCGTGGTGCAAATCAACTAACAGGTAAATCTCAGTATGCCGCAGCTAGTGAGAAAATTTTTGGTGATGATAGGCTTGTAAAAAATCCTGATCTAGTCTCGACCGACCCAAAGATTGGGGCGCAGGTATTAGGATGGTATTATGAAGGGCAAGGGACTCCTTTATCTAAATACGGAATAGATGTTACTCAAGACTTGACTGAAGAGCAGGCAAAGTCTTTAATGACGTCTACGTATAAAAAAACTGCAGGAGATGGTCCGGATGTTACGTATGATCCGTCAGACACTTTGTTTACGGAAAACATGCCGAAGATGCAAGAGTGGTACAACTCTGCACAATCTGAATATACTCCTTCAGAAACATCTGCTCAGGCTGAAACATCTACTACGCCAGTAGAAGACACTACTCCGTTTGAGATGCTGTCTCCAGAAGCACAAGCAGAGCGTGTTGCATCTGAGCAGCCAAACACAGCTTCTCCATCAGGACCAAGAGCTAAAACTCCTGAGGAATTACAGAAAAGTATTGGAGAAGATATAGAGGTTTTAAATTTTGATAGGGTTCCGTTCAGCGGAAATAATTCAGGCAAGACAGATGCAGGTAGTATTTATGCTGAAAATATTTACGGCGACTATAACGTTAGGAATAAAGACGGAAATACTTATGTAGTAAAGAAGGGGGAGTTTGATTTAGCTAATCCTGAAAAGTCCATATCTAGTGCTACAGCTCGTGGAGGTTCAGGTATACCCTACGAGACTAGCGTAGATCTGCGAACAACATCTCAGATGTTAGATATCGGTCTTGGGAGTAATATGAGCGATATCGATATAGGATATGCTGATGGTGGAAATAGGCCAGGATTTTTTGACCCCAGCTTCGGTCATTCGCAGCGTATAGGGTTTACAAATATTGCTGGTCATTACGGAGAAGGTGTAGCATCGGGAGCAGGCAGAGGTTTTGAAGACGTCGTCATGCGTATCGCTGAGGAGAGAGGAATAACTGAGCCTGAAACAGAACGAAGACTAATACCAGGATCGCAAATTGGCGGAGTCGCTCCAGGCTCTAGTATGCGCTACGAAACAGTTCCAAAAGACCCTCAAGCTCGACGACTGTATGAACGTAAAATAGAAGAAATAACTGCTGAAGTAGCTGCTAACCCTGGAACTACAAAATGGACAGATGAAAAAGGCGGATCTCATATAGGAGTTGGGGGATACACTCCTTTCTCTGATTATTTATCTTATGCTACCGAAGACTCTGAAATCCAAAGCGGTGCTCAATTAGCTGCCTCAACTCAGAGTCTAGGTGGTTCGTTATTAATGCCGGGGGGACGAGCTGTTAAAGGTGCAAAAGGTGCGACGGGTGCGGCAGTAACAGGAAGAGAGCTAGTTAAGTCCACTATGGGTGAGTGGCGAAGGACTGCTGTAAAAGGAGGTACACAAAATGTAGGTAAGACTCCTAGAACAATCATTATTGGTGAAGATGGAGCAAGGTCTTTTAATTGGAATACTAGTAAACCACAGACATCTCTTTTAGGTAGTTCTCAAAGAGCTATTCCAGAAGTAGCTTCAGCAGCAAATCCTAATGTAAAACAGATTGGGACTAGTGGAAATATAGTAGCTGGAGGTAAGCCTGGACGGGGATTTACTTTTAAGCCAGGTACTGCAGCAGCTGGACAGCCAGTTACTTTTCAAGCTACGGCATCAAGTGGGTTTACTCCTAAAGTTGCAGGAGCTGCAAAGTTTACTGGGTATGGTCCTAAGGCTAAAGAGTATTTGGCTAGTCAACAGACTAGAAATGCGCTAGGTCAGTTTGGAGGTAATCGACTAGTTCTTCCTAATCAAGCACCTTTAAATAACTTAGGTGCTGGTCAAGGAGTGTTTACGGGTATTGGTGCGGGTCAGTCTCGTAATGCATTAGGTCAATTTGCTGGAAAGACAGGAGGTGTTTTAAGACCTGGACAGACTTTGATTCCTGGAGGAGGTGTTATGGGTACAGGACGAGGCTTTACTCCGCAAGTAACTGGTTTGCAGCGGTATGCGCAACCGGGAGGATTGTCTGTAAGAAATGCAAATACTGGCTTAGCACGACAAAGTGGTGCTGTCGGTAGACCTTCTACATACTTTGGTGGTAGTCAGCCTCTTCCGTTTTCTGGAGGCACAATGGATGTTCCGCACTCTGTCTTAACACCTAAGTTCTTTGGCAATAGGCCAGTATCTACTTTTGGTAATGCTTTTGGAATAAACAATGGCTTAGCCACAGGTTTAGCTAATGCAGCTCTGCTCCCTGATTTTGATGCTCGACAGTTTCCTAATGAAAGAAGGGCAGTTCAAAGAGAACCAGGAATGTCTGAAGAAGAGTATCAAGAAGCATTAGCACAAGAAGAATTAGCACAAGGAGAAACAGGTGGTCAAGGTGATGGAGATACTGGTACAGACGGTGAAGGTACTGGCGGTACGCAGGGCGCTTCTGGTGCAGAGTATGAAGATGGGGAAGTAGCAGATCCAGCCGCCCCTGAACAAATTCCAGACTTTAAAACTCCTTTGAGCATAGTTCCTTTAGCTGCTAATATGAAAGCTACAAGGGATATGCGTAAGGCTATTGAGAATATGCAGGCTCCTGCATCTCCTAGCACTACAGTTATTCCTAAGTTTAATTATCAGAGTAATATAGGTCAGAGTCTTCAAGACAATCGTGATGCTGCTCGTGCAGTAATGCAAAGTAGTCCTGCTACGGCTTCAGGTATGTCTAATCAACAGGCAGCTTTAGCTCAGCGATTTAAGCAAGATGCTAGATTGCGTTCATCAGACAACCTAATGCGACAACGAGCGCAAGCACAATACGAGAACTTAGCTACCCAAGCTAGATCGGCAAATAATGCTTTGCGGAACCAGTACAATAATGATGTGACTCAGTTTAACAACCAGAAAGAAATTCTTCTGGGAACAAACTCTGCTCAAGGTGCAAGAAACGTTGGTAGCTTTGCACAAGATTATATTCAAAACGTTCTTTCACCTCAATACGTAGCTAAAATTCAAGCAATGGGGCGACCCTATGATGCAGCTACCATGCTCCCTAACCAGATGCAGGGATTAGAGGAAGAGAAGACAAATAACTGAATCGATGGCTAAAAAAAGTACGACTCAAAGCAATAGGTCTTTTATTCCTGCAAATGCTTTAGGCGCAGTATTGGCAAACCAATACCAGCCTGGGAGCTTTGGAAGTATTCCTAATGAAGCAATAGGCAATCTATTTAATAGAATGGACAAAGCTTATTATGAAGGCCAAAACTCTTTGAGCACTATGCAAGAGATGTTAGCTAAAGACGTGGCTAATGCTAGTGATGATGATCGAGTGTACTTGCAGGGCATGTATGACCAAGTAAAAAATGTCATTACCGATGCTAGTACTAAAAACGACTTTCACAATAGAGTGAGACAAGTCCGAGACTTAGCTAGAAACATAACTGGTAATCCTAACTATATGCACATCAAGAAACAGATGGCTATGGGAGAGGAGCAGCAGACCATGTACAACAAAATGGTATCTGAGTTAGGGGCAGAAAATGTAACTTTTTCAGGAGACTACTATAAAGACGGCTTCAGTAGTATCGGACCTAACGGAGAGATGAATCGACTTAATGGTGTGCCTACAGCTCGTCCTAACTACACCACTGAGATGCAGAAAATGTTTACTCCGAGACTGGAGGTAACCCAAACTCGTGCAGGTGTCCGAGATTTCATTGAGGATGAAGGCTATGATATGTGGATAGGTACACAGGCAGGGAGAATACATATCAATGATATGGCTCGCAGCATGTTTGAAAAACCTTTCTTGCGCTTAGATCCCGAGACACAACAACCAAAAGTTGTAGAGGCAGTTAAAAATGCACTCAAAGCTGCTGGGGAGTCTCGCGTAGGTAAATACAATAGCGGTTCTAACAGTACTCGGCTTAAAGATCCAAGGTATGCGTATCTGAATGATGCGGGAAGTCCTGATGTTACAGGTAACTATGAGTCAATAGTGACAGAAGGATCTGATGCAGATGACATTTCTATTCCTACGTATTTTACTAATGCTCCTGGAGACGGCTTAGAAAGGACTTTAGTCAATATGATTTCAGGTGATGCAAACTTAGAGTATATACCTATGGGATCGAAGTTCTCTACTAAGCAACGTACTACTGTAGATGAAGGTCAAATTGTAGGTGCTCATTTAACGCCTGCTATTAATCCTATCAATGGAGAGCCTATTGTACGGGTTACAATGAATAATAGTAAGGCAGGCGATGCTACGCAAAACAGCGAACAGGTAGGGTATATCTCGATGTCCCCTGCTGATTATGCAACGTTCGCAAATCAAAGTATGGATGACTTTATGCTTCAACAGGGCATGAATAATAATAATTTTGAATCCCGTAAAATGGCATATCCAATACTTAGTATGATGAGAGACCCATATTTAGGTACTTGGATGAAAAATATCGATGAGGTTGATCAGTATCAATTTCACGATGTTCCTGGGTTAGTCTTGTCTACCAATGACAATCGCCCTACAGGAGTATATGTAGAAAGAATTTTAGAAGGTAGAGATGAAGGTAAGTACAACTTGAAGTCAAAGATAGGTCGACGTAATGTCCGAACTATTTTAGATGGACGACAGATTCCTATTCAAGCAATGAGTGAATCGGAGATGAGAAATATCATTGGTAAGCTGTACTATACTTACGCTACCGGTCAAAACTAATCACATGGAGGAAAATTTAAACGACAAGCTTATTCCGCTGACGAATGCAAAGCCGGAAGAAGTTGATGAAGCTTTGACAGGTCAGCCTAGTACAGTACAAAAAACTGACCGAGAGCTTCGAGCGGAAGAGTATCAAGCTGGAAACGTTGTTGCTAAAGGAGTTGATTTTTCTGACTTAGGGTATTTAGATAAAGATCTTCGTCTTCGTATTCAGAATAACCAAGATGGTTATTTAGGAATGGATCTTGACCCTTTGATGGACCGCACATTTGTGACCGGTCTAGATCAAGGCGAGACCTTTGATGACCCTGCACGTCTGTATGACAAATCTCAAGAAGCTCAAGGAGTATTTGAGAAGATATTTAACGGGTCTGTGCAATTTGCTGGAGACACTGTTTTAAATATAGGTCAGGGTATTGGCGGAACTTTTTATGGATTGGGTTCTGCAATTGCTAATCAAGAGTTTTCTAAGTTTTACGACAACTCTGTAACCAATGCACTTGATCGTGCTGAGGAATATTGGGGTAAGACATTTGAAGTAAAAACAGGCGGTGACCAAGGAGGCATAAAACAAGGAGCTAATTTTATTTTCAATGATCTTTTTGGAGGTCTGTCTTTCTTAGTTGGTGCTGTTGCAACAGAAGCAATTTTGAGTGCAGTTACCGTTGGTACAGGCGGTGGCGCCGCAGGAATTCAAGCCGCAGCAACAGCTGGTTTAGTTGCTAGGGGTTCACGTATTATGAAAAACATTGCTAATGGCGGTCGCAGAGTCATTAGCGGTAAATATGTAGATGAAGTAGCGAGAGGAATTAGTGCTTTAGGAGATGATGCTACTAGAGTAGCTGCTGCAGGAGGAATTACCTCAGCATCTTCTCAGGTAAATAAAGCGATGCGCTACAATACGTATGGTCGCGTAGCTCGCCAGTGGTTTACAGGAGCTGGTATGGAGGCTTCTATGGAAGCTAGGCATACCTTGAATGAAGCTGTAGAAGAAGAGCGTAGAGAGTACGAATCTCGGTACGGTGCTGGATCATTTACAGATGAAAAAGAACAGGCTGTACGAGAGCAATATGAGCCTCATACAAATGCGGCATTCTTGGCAAACTTTGCTTTAGTTGGAGTCAGTAATATGGTGATGTTTCCAAAAATATTTGGTACTCGTATGCGGGGACAAATGTTTCGGACACGTCTTAGGGACGTAAATAAAATGAGTACCTCCCAACAAACACGGTTAGCGCGGAGGCTAGGAGTTGACAAATCTGCTCTACCTAAGTATATAGAAAGTAGAGGGTCATTTGACTTGAATACTTTGGGCTTTGGTAAAGCTACTAATATGGGTAAGCTAGCTCGTGGTACAGCTATTTTGCGTAGGGGTGCGTATGAAGGTGTTGTAGAGGAAGGTTTGCAAGGTGTAATTGCTCGAAGCACAAAAGATTACTTGCGGCACAAGTACGACGAAGAAAACCAAACTCAGACTGTCAACTTTATGGACAACTTGAGCGTTGGCTTTCAAGGTTCATACGGTACAAAAGAAGGACTTAAAGAGGTAGGTATTGGTATGCTCTTAGGTATAATGGGAGCACCTTGGGCAGCTAAAGTAAAAAGCCAAGATGGGAAAAAAGACGTTTATAAGCTACGGCTTTTAGGCGGTTACCAAGATGTTCGAAAAGGAATTTTAGAGAGAGATGAAAAGATGCAGCGCATCTTAGATCTGCATGAAAAAGACGGAGGTGTTCTTGAGACTTTACGCGCAGAAGTAGAGAATAGTGTAGTGCAGAATGGTCTTCAACGCGATATGGATGCTGCAGCTTTAGCTGGAGACTTCAAGCGCATGAAAGACATTGAGCAAAACCAAATATTTAGTCATGCAGCAAGTAAAATTATTACAGGCAGGTATGATGATGCTTTAGTAGAAGCTAAGTCTATCCTAGATGACATGACTGCGGACGATTACCGGCAGTTGCTAGGTAAAGATGGAGACTCTATGTCTGATCAGGAGGTCTTGGCACGGAAAATTGAAGTCTACGAGACTTACGAAAACCAAATGAAGGCTGCAAAGACAGCTTTTGAACGAAGCCAGGAGATTTATCGCGGGCGCGACCCCGAAGTAAACACGGCTATTGCAAACACATTGTACAATATAGAAGCATACGATGTACGCGAAAAGAAATTAGCCCAGACGTTAGCCGACAATATTAAAACTCTTAATGCAGACACTATTCTTAGCGGTCAGCGCATACAGCATTATTTAAATATCAGTATGCAAGACATCGAAAAGATGTCTGCTTTACGTGAGAAAATTCGCAGAATCGAAAAAGGTCTGCAGACAAAGCTTGAGCGTAAGATTATTAAGAATATTAATGCAGAGAAAGCTGCAGCTAGACAACAAGAAACTCAAGAAGCTGAGCAAGAGTTAGAACGTCTTAGAGAGCAAGAAGAAAGCCTAACTCAAGCCTTTATGTCTAGGGGAGCTATTGAGGGAGAATATAATTTTAATAGAGACGAACAGGTAGCGCGTATCAATGCTCTCGTGGACATGCACGAAGCTTTGGATGCTATTTCTCTGGTAGACACAGAGTTGAATGTGCCTGAGATTCAAGACGTTGTCGCTAGTCTGTTTGAGCTTAGTGAAGACCGCATTGCGTTAATTAGGCTGCACAATCAGCTTTTAGAAGATGGTGGCTTGGCTAATTACATAGCTTCTATTGAGGGTGTAATTACTGCAGGCGCAGAGATAAACAAAGCTCTTAAGAAACGTGCGGAAAATAACGAAGACAACGCCTCAGATATAAATTCTGAAAAGTTTCAAGTTACAGATGAGGATGATGATGTGATCACAGAAGATATAGATGAGAGCATCAACGAAGACCCTAACTACTACGATGATGCTGACAATTCTAAAGCCGAAGCCGAAGCTGCTGCTGAAGCTGATAGCGACTCAGGGTCTGAGTTTTCTGAAGAAGATTATGAGCAGGCAGAAGAAAGTTCTGACGGCAAGTTAACTGAAGACGATAGCGTCAAGAAATTTCAGCCTCCTCCTTCTTCTGAAACAGAAACTAGTACAAATTCAGAAAATGATCCTGCTCCTCAAAAAGAGGTAGTGCCAGAAGATAAAGCTACTCCATCAAATGTCACTTCTACTGGAAAGCTGTGGTTAGACATAGAAGTAGAGGGTAAGCTTAAGCCTGATGTGACAGATGTTCAAAAGCACTTAGCGTTAAATGGAAGTGAGGGGTTAATATTTAGGGCTATTCAAATAAATGGAAACGAGGTTGAGATTGTTGTAGAAAGTGTAAAGGGGAATCTTCCAACTTTCCCTGGCGGCAATAAACTTATGTCTATTGGTGTTTCTAACTTTGAAAACGTTTTTGGCGAAGGTTCTTTAGCTCTAGCTAATTCTGATGCGGGGTATACGTTCTCTCTAGAGATTGAGTCCTATGGCAGTGGAGTGCTGATGCACTACTTGGATAAAGAAGGAAAGATTAAGGGAGGTCCACAAATAGTAGGTGATGTCCTTACTGACCCTAAGAATCAACTTATAGAAGTTGTTTATTCTGTACGAGACTCTGAAAACGCTACAACTTTCTTCAGTGCTTTAACAGGTAAAGACATCTCTAACTCTAGTAATGAGGAGATTAAAACCTTTTTAGCAGAAAACACAAAGACTAGGTCGGGCTTGCGGACGGGTTCTCACTATGCAATAGTTCGAGACAGTCGTACTCAGAATCTTACGTTCGCTGCTATTAAAGGAAACTCTATAGGCATTGCGTCTTCTAGGTTTATTCTTAGGGCATTGCAGACTTTGAATATTGCTTCTGGTGCTCAGACTAAAGAACAGCACCAAATGAGCGATCAAGAGTATGATCATAATGTGCGCCAATTAGAAGAGCATTTCGATATAGATTTTGGACAAGAGGGTTTTGATTTAGCCAAACAGATTAATAAAGTTATCCGTTCTATTTCTGGAGTAAATGCATTTAAGGATGTCTCTGAAATACGAGAAGGTCAAAAGAACGCCAAAACAAATCAGATACAAATCTTCCCTTCTAACAATAAGAAGGGCGCTCAACTTGTAGTCTATAAAGCTGGTATAGATCCTATGCAGCTACTGCTGGATGGCCAAGGCAACCCAAGAGTTGATGCGAAGAATAAGCCGTATAGAGTTAAAAGTTCTTGGAAGTCTGATACTACCTCAAAAGAAGGACGGTCAGACTTTTTAAGGCTACTTGGTGGTATTCGACATTCTTCTACGTTAGAACAACGTAGCCTGCTTAAAAGTGCAGGGAAAGTAATGTCTCAGTTAGAGTTTGGAAGTACGCTTTATGAAGATGGTACTACTGCTCAGGGATTGAAAGTAGAGCCTTTAGAGTCCTATGAGTTTATTGCAAATAACTTTCTGTTTGGTTCATATATCGACACAAGAAAAGCAAATCGAGGAGACCGTGGGCCTTTAGAAATTATAGATCCGATTACGGGTGAGCGTAAAGTATATGCTAACCGAGTAAAGCAGATGAATATTGTACCTGTAGGTGCAGATATCGCCCCAATCCCATCTTCATCTTCAGAACAAGACACGGAAGGAGATACTGAATCTACTCCTAGCTCTACATCTGATGACAGTTTCTTCAATACTGATACAGAGGGAGACACAGAATATGATGATTCTGAACTCCAGGGAGGAGCTATTGACCCTTCGGTTAATACAGGTAGTAATGAAGACAGTGGTTCGGCTTATGACGACATAGACTTTGACGATGACGACGACGGTGGTCTTTATTCCCCTTCTGCTCGAACAGAGACAACTGACGAGGATTCAATCTCTTTTTCGCCAAGGGGGTCTGAATCTAAAGCTAAGCTTAGTCCTATGGATAGGGCTGGTAAGAATATGCGTGTGTCAGGTCTTACAGTTAAAGAAACTGAAGAGGCTATCAATATTATTGTGGGTCTTGCTGCTCGTTTAGTACAAGTGCATTCTGTTACTAAACGTAGGAATCAGGCTATGACTTTGGGCAGTTTAAAAAGGAATGTTTATCGGGTGCTTATAGGAACGAATAAAAGACCGAGTCCTATAAAACAAGTATTCAATCAGTTACCTGAGGCTGACCAAAAGAAAATTCAGATTTTTCTTAAAAATTCTAACGCAGGCACCAGTAAAAAAGAAGTTGGGTACAGTTTAATGTTTGACCAAGCCTTCTTTTTAGCAGCGCAAAGATTAGTGCTAGGAACACATGGTTTGTTGAAGCTTGGAGCGCAAAACTTGAACGAACTTTCTGAAGCCTATGATGGTCTCACAGATTTAACTGAGGAAAGCTACGACCGAGCAGATCTTTCTATGAAAGAGTTCGAGGATAAGTTCAGTTTTACTGTAGACCCGAAAGCTACTCAAGGAGTATTGCTGCGTAGGCAGCTTATGGCAATACGTCATACGCATACAGACAGTAACACTAAAACGTTCTTAGGACTTCGTAAGTACATAGATCACAATACGATATCAGGTATACTGAATCAGGAGTTAGCAGGCATCAAGCCTAACTTCAGGGATGTAAAGGAGAAATTAGAAAAGTCAGTAGCTCAGTATCCTTATGTAAAGGACATCTTAAAGTCTATGGACATTAAAACTTTAGATGTAAAAGACCCTTTCTACAATCAAAAGCTGAACACCATGCTTCAGCTGCGCCAGCAGTTTGTGGTGTTTGCATCTAAAGATGCTGTTACATACCTGAGCACAAAGCACAACATAAATCAGGGTGCTTTTGGTACAGTCTACTTGTTTAGTAGTAATGAGCGGAACATGGGAGTCCATGCGCTTCAAAACTTTTTATCTAAGCTTGTGACAAATGGGTTCTACAACTACACGAAAGGCGTTCCTGAAATAAATAAAAAGAAGTTCCAGTCTTTTGTAGCTGAACTTGATGCGATTACAGAAACTGAAGATTCTACAAAAACGAAAGCAGACTTAATTAGTCAACTGTTCGAGCGTGAGCTAAAGATGACTATTCCAGCGCACTTATTTACTAGTGAAGTGCCAGGTATGGAAGATATCGAGGCTGAGTTGGGTATAGGAAACAGCAAAATGGATCCTGTCAGTGCTTTTGGACATTTGCGGTATGTAATGCGTAGCGTTGCTACGGGTCAGGTTTCTAAGACTACAAATATTATGTCGCTGCCTCAGACGATGCAGTTCAAGAAATTCTTTATGCTTAGTGCGACTCAAGGTGATGACTTGATTCAAAATACGAGTAAGGATGCTGCAGGTAATCTTAGGTGGCACTATGTTATGCCTAAGCTTTTGAGCGATAAGATTAAGTCAATCAAGAACTTAACTGACGAAGAGATAGAAGAGGCTTCGGTATATCTGCAGAAGAATCTTTTGTATCAGATGTCTGGAGACAGTGCGTTGATGGCAAGTAAGCTGAAGGTCGATTACTACGACGCTCACAGTAAGCTAAGGTCTAGCATGAACCCTAGAGAATGGTTGAAGATGAGTCCTGGCGATCGAAAGCTAGCTCAGCTTATTCTTTATGGGAACGATAATACCTACATACAACGTAACGGGAAGAAGATTATGCTTTCTCGCTTTACGCTGCCTACAATAGCTGATAAGGAAACTATGCCTGTTATACAAGTTGCTTCAGCATCTGTACAGGTAAACAATAGGATTCTTTTAAATGGGGTATCTAAAAAAGATATGCCTATACAAGATTTGCGTATAGAGCATTTTATAAATACCCGTAACTACTACAAGGACAATATCAAATCTCTGGTAGATCAAGAGCTAACTCGCATAAACAATATTGAAGAGGAAAACTTTAGCGAGCTTCCAACTGAAGCGCAGAGACAAGCAAATAAAATCATCATGTTCCCTGAGTTGAATGTGTTGCTTGACAAGCATCCTCTCAGTAGTATGAAAGGATCTGGCGACAGAGCTGCTTTCCATAAAGATGCAGAAGTAATTATTACTGCAGCCTTGAATCGAGATATGCAGGAGGGTTTAACACAAATGCATCACTCTGGTATATTTGATTTGTATGAGAAAACTGGTCCAGACGGTACAGTATTTACAGATTCCGAAGGGAATGAGATACCAAGGATTCGGCAAGAAGGAGCTATATCTACTTTGAGGTTCTTCAATAAGGCGCACTTATTGGCTAAAGGAGATGTTACAGGCAAGTCAAGCCAAGAGTTTATAGCTAATCATTTAGGCTTAGAAGCAGACAACAATATTCCTGCAAAGCAAATGTTCTTAGCATATCACGCTAAGTTTGTGGCAGAGTCTAGAGCTGTACGTGCACATACAGTGCAGGCAGTTACAGGAGACGTAGGCGTCTACTGGAAAAAGGATGTCAACTCGACCCTAAAGAATATGCAGAAGCGTCTTGCTGCATTGATCGCTCCAGGTACTGTAGTCCCTAGTATTACTAAAGAGGATATCCCGAATACTCCGGGAGTAGATTCTATGGGTAATACTGTAGTCAAAAGAATTCTCATTAAAGATTTTAAGACTGATGCTTCTAACATTGCAGAACTTAAAAAGCTTTTACCAAACTCAGAACTATCCGCATATCTAAACATAGAGACTACAGATGCCGCAGAGTACATTACTCCACGAGAGCGGCTGCTTAATTTGTTAGCGGAAGGTAAGATTAGCCGAAAACAATTCAGCGGTCTTTTAGCTAAAGCAGAAAGTGGTCAGACTTTAGAAAAAGAAGAGATGGGATATTTCCGTCCAGGAAAACCTGTAGCAGCAGGCGATCATGGTACGCACCATTTCTATATTAAAAGTGCTGAGTTTGTGTTGCTGCCTAGCGATATACAAGGCACGAGTTTAATGAACTTGTATGATTTCATGGTTGCTACCAATGTCGGTAGAGCTACTCATGAAAGTGCATATAAAGTAGGACGTCGAGCTAACACAGCTATCGACATTTATGAGGATGATGGTAGTGTCCGGAAGTTTACTGTTGAAGAGATTGAGGATGTAGCAGAAAACCTGACAGGCAAGCGTTACGATCAAGACCGTAGTACTTTCAAAATTCAGCAACAAGTTCCAGTTAAAACCAAACTTGAGACTGTTCACGGTACTCAAATCTCTAGACTCTTTGATGTAGGCCTGCAAAACGAAACAGGTTTTGATGAGTATGGAGTATTCAAAGCCTTTAGAAAAGATGGAAAGCTTCGTGGTAAAAACCTGAAAGTCATTTATAACAACGCACGAGGAATAGAAAACCAGGCTAAAAAAGTAGCCTTCTACAAAAAGTACGGTGTAGGAACTCCAGAGTATAAGGTTAAGATGGCAGCACGTCTTCGTGAGGAAGGTGCTAATCGGGGTTACGGCATGAATGAAATGGCTGCCTTACACTTTGACCCAGATACTCAAGTGTTTTCAGTTCCTCTCTGGGGTACTGCTAGTGCTCAGCGTATTGATAGCTTACTTATCTCTATTGTAGAGTCAGAAGTAATTAAACCTCGCACGTTAGGTTTCTCTGGACCTATTGCTCCTGAGATAGGGTATGCTTTTGAAGAGCTGTCAAAAGCGCAGAAAAGCTCTATTTCATGGGTGACTAACTCTGAAGGTCAGCCTATATGGAAAGGCAACTCTTTAGAAACTACCACTAAGGCCAAACCTTACGATGAAATTATTTTACCTTGGAAGTTCAAGGCTGACTTAGGTAAGTTCCAAGATGAAAATGGCAATATTGATATCAACCGTATTGATAGTCAGCTCTTAGATGTATTTGGATATCGTTTGCCTACTCAGGCAAAAGCTTCTAGCTCTTCTTTCCGTGTTGTAGGATTTTCTGGTCCTGAAGTGGGCGATAGAATTATTGTCCCTAAAGAATTGGTTGGGCGTATCGGTCAAGACTACGATATTGACAAACTGTTTACGCTCATGTTTGACCATGAGCTGTCTGATACTGAGGTTGATAAGCCTCGTCTTGTTAAGAAGGCGAGCTTAAGCAAATCTGAAGTGGAAAGCTACACTGATAAAGAGCTTTTAAATGAGTCTTTAGAGGCTATGGATGTGGAAGCTTTGGAAGAGCTTATCAGCCGGGCGCGAAACACTCAGATTGATGTGTACCATAGCTCACATCGAAACACGTCTGAGAAAGTCCGTAAGATTATCCATGAGCCTATTGGCGATGGCTATGCAGAAGACTTAGCTGAGATTGTAAATGCAAAAGGGGATTTGATTTTAGATCCCATGGGCGTGAGTTACAATGACTTTACTACTGCTGATGCAAGTGCAGGAGCTACAGCTCTAGGTGTATTTGCCGTACAAGGAAGTCTTCATGCAGTTATCAATTCTAATCAGCTTGATATCTATTTGGCCCAAGGAAACTACATGGATGTTGTAGAGATTGGTCAGAGTAAGGGTCAAAGCTTGATGCGCAAGGGTCAAGCGATTAGTAAAGCAGCTTGGGCTAAGCTTGGTAAAGATGAAATACTGGACGACAGTTTTATCTTGCTGGACAAAGAAACAAAAGCCGGTACTGTTACTAAGCAGTTCAACCGCATGATGAACCATGCTTTGGACAACCAAAACAATGGCTTGTTAGGAGACCTCAGGATTTCTAGAGAGACCTATCCGTTGTGGAGTATGCTTACTCACCATGGATACAACCAAGAAACAATAGAGTTAATTGTCAGCTCTAGTGCAATCAAAAATGTTGTAGAGGTTTCTAAGTCTAGAAGTGCTATGACAAATGGCAACTACTTCGAGCTGCCTAAGTACTTGTCTAACGAAGTAAAAATCAGAAGGACAGAAATACTTCAAGGCTTTTCTACTGAAAAGTTTGACACTTTAGAAGGTAAGGAATTGGAAGTTGCTATTTCTAAGGCATCCAAGGAATATACTAAGTGGCGTAGATCAAATAAGGTCAATTTCGCCGTAAATAAAGAGTGGTTGGTTGCAGATTTCAAAGGCCAAGAACTTGAAGAACGTGAGCGTCAAGTCTATGAGTTGGGGCTTTTAGAGCTGTTCTTGAAAACGATTAACCAAGGAAAGCGCTTAGCTAAATTCTCAGACACTTTGCGTAGAGATAGTGTGTTCCCAGCACATAGACAGGAGCTGAACATGATGATTCAGGATACTACTGTTTACTACTATCCTATTAGGGGAATGAATGGCTTGTTGAATCTTCCTGGAGAAGACAGTATGGCTAAGTCTAATGGAATCGCGTTTGGAGATTGGAATAAAGTTTTGACTCTTGCTAACGCTAGCCTGAAAGCAAAGAATAAATATGGAGCAAAGAGCAAGCAGTATAAAGAAAGTGAAGGAGCTTTGAATGCTTTCAAGCAAGCTGAAATGGAACGCTTGCGTACTCAAATTTTGCAGAATACCCATCCAGGGCAGTTAGCTGATTTGGTTATGAACTTGAAGGCTGATGGTGTCTTTAGTTTAAGCGAAGAGCATGTGGATAGAACCCGTATGTATGATACTGCTTTAGCTTACTTCCAGGAGCAAACCCAAAGCGTTACAAAGATGCATAGCTGGCTTAGAGGCTTGCGGTCGTATCACTTCGCTAGGCTGGCAGAAAAAATTGATGGTAGTAGGAATGCTCGAGAAATCCGTAATTCCCTACTCGTCGATCCAGACACAAACTTGGCGTCACAAATCACTCAGGCTAAAAAAGATTTTCCTAGCCTAGAGAAGAATCCTTTTTTAAAGCACCTTATACTTAACGTAGATACTAGTGCTCATGGATACTATACAGTAGAGTTTACAGGGGATCGCAATCTTAATGTTACGAGTCAAGAGATTTTGGCTGGTATGCACGATCTCCTTACGCACAAAGAAAAACAAGTGCGAGAGCTTGGAAAGTCTGTTGTATTGTACTCTTTAGTTACTGGAGGGGGCTTGGGTTCTCGCTCTTTCTCTAAGTATGTTTTAGCAGAGTACTTAGAAGAGAATGGTATCCGGCAAGAGTTAATGAATGCGGTGGACAAGGACAGTGTGTTTTGGAATACTGAGGCGCATAGGCAAATTGTGATGCATAACCACACTTTGATTCCTCGCGCACCAGAGTTTGGTCAAGATGTAGTGCGTACCCAGGAAGAAGACCCTACAGAAAGAACGGTTATTGAAATCGGATTCAAAAATGGTAGTCCAGAGGCTAGTCAGAGCGATAGGGATGCTACTCTAAATTTTGGATTTTTCCGCGATAAAAAGTCTAACAGACCTCACGAAATAGGCAAATGGCTGCGCACAGAACTCGTCGATGGTGTTCCGTGGGACTATTATGAGGCTATACAGTTACAAGGCATCAAAGGCAACTTCTTGCATAAAGAGTACAGTAGCTACGCGCAAGATGAAGAAGGTAATTCTACAGGATTTACTTCTGAGATAGAAATAGAGCGCGTAAAACCCTCAGAAGAAAATGAAGACTACAGTGACAATGAAGGCTTCTCCGAGGCTGATTTTGACGACGCTGAAGAATTCGATGACGGAGATCCTTTCGGAAGTGGTACTGATACTAATGGCACAACTACTGTTGAGGACAATCCCGCAGTAGAAAAAGCTTTTGGTACTGAAGGTGATGACAAAACTACAGATTCATTAATTACAGGTACTGAAGCTGCAGACTATGATAATATGGATTTTGACGATGATGGCGATGGCAGTCTCTTCTCTGCTTCTCCTAGGACTCGAGTTGTAGTACCTGTA